TCAATCACTCACAATATAATCATAAATATCACTTCTTACCGGCACATCTAATCGATAGTCTATCTCAAAGGCATTGTCCTTTGTTTTTTCCATATAAATCTGTCTTGGATTTCCCTCTGCAAAGATTTCTCCCAAAAAATAGAATTCTTTTGCCTCATTATCATCCTTATTTTTTCTGACAAAAAGGAAAATACGATTATTTTTATCCTCTTCGGATTGCTTGTAAATATGAACAGCATCACTGGATGTAATTTTTCTTGGATGTTTGGAAAGTGCAATTAAGTGCCCCTCCGAAACAAATCGATCTTCATAAGCAATTGCATCTTCTGCTTTGTGATAATTAATAAATACAGGAAGCGTCTTCGTTTCACTATCATAATAATAGCCTCCAATATTCTGCGCATTTAAGTTTTTGTTCCAGTTAAGCAAACGGCATACATCTTCATATGTATATTTTTGATATAACGTGAAATTGGTCTCTCTATAAATTTGTCCATACTTTTCCTTCCACTGTTCTATACCAAAATCCAGTAATTCCAAGATCATCTGCCTAAAGTTTTTATTCAAGAGTGCCTTCTGAAATTTTGAGGAAAGAGAATAGCTTCCATCTGTGTTTTTTTCTACCAGATCACAGTCCGAATATTTACGGCGCTCTTCTTCTTTCGGAAATTGATTTTTCAAATTGCGGATCACCGATTTCTCTACTTGTTCATTCATGCCCACATGATATTTTTCCTGCAGGAGTTTCTGATACTGCAGAAGACGATTTTCCCTACTGATCAGCATTCTCAGCATTTCCAGCTCATGAATTCTTTTGTAAGCTATCAGTTTTTTTGAAAAATACTCTATTATAATTTCTTCCTGATTCGTCAAATGCACATGATATTCTGTTTCATATTTTTTCAAAAAGTTATGATAAGATCCGCACTTTTCAAAAATTTTTGTGACGTCCACAGAGCCAAATTTCTTAAAATCGCGTATAGTCGGAATTCTTCCCAACTTATATTTCAGAGTTCTATAAGATTCTCTAAGCAGCTTCATATCATTGGTTCTTGCTGTATCAATAGACGCATAGATTCTCTTTTTTGAAATTTCATCAAAGTGAATGGTGGAACTTCCAGGAATCACTCTAGCTCCTTCCCGAATGTAACGGCGCATCGCGTCTTTGTTATAACTTCTGTCTCCAGACAATGCGATAGGAATCATAAAGTTGTTCATATAATTCCCAATAAAATCAAGGATCACTACATATTCTTTTCCTTCATATTTTCTGAGTCCTCGCCCTAACTGCTGTATAAACACTACCGGAGATTGAGTCGGTCTTAGCATAATAACCTGATTGATTTCCGGGATATCGACACCTTCATTAAAAATGTCTACGGTAAAAATGTAATCCAGCTGATCCTCACCATCTTCATCATTTGTCAGTCTGGCAATCACACTTTCACGTCGTTCCTGAGTATCTTCTCCAGTCAGAACCTCCGTTCTCAATCCACGCTCATTAAACTTTTTCGACAATTCTTTTGCCTCATCTTTTCGGCTGCAGAAAATCAGCCCTTTTACTCGGTCTCCGCTAAATCCATAATAATTTGCCTTGTCAATCACATAATCGACTCGGGCATCAGAAATCAGATTCGAAAAGTTCTTTACGCCCGCATTATCATCAAATACTTCTCCATTTATTTCCAAATCTGTAATTCCAAAATAATGGAAAGGGCACAGTAAATCTTCCTCAAGAGCCTGCTGAAGACGTATTTCATAGGCAATATGATGATCAAAAATCGAATAGATATCATACTGATTAGTATCCGGACTAGCAGTCATTCCCAGCCAGAACTTTGGCTTGAAATACTGCATAATCTTCTGGTAGCTCTCTGCACCCACATGATGACATTCGTCAGCGTATTGTCAATAAGGACAATAAATTTTAATCAATCATTTCTCAGCTAACATATTCTTTACACAAAAGTGAATTGACTACTATTCCTGTCCCACATAATTATTTTTATATTATGACTTACAAAACCCCAAATTAAATTTTTATTGATTTGAAATCGACTAATAATTGTCCGCAACATTCACATACTATCTTCTAAGGCTCTACAGTATAATATTCTCCCTGTGCAGTATCTCCAGTATATTCCAATAACCCTGACCAATCTTTATATTTAGTAATCATAAGAGTTTTGTCATGAATCTCTTTAGATGCATTTACAAACCATACTAAATGAAACTGCTTAATATTTAGAAATTTATCCAAGGCATCTTTCCTGATAATTAATCCCGCTTTTTGCTCAGTCAAATCAGTATCAAAAGCTATTAGTTCACCTTTATTATCACAATAATATCCATCATACTTCTTTTGACTTAGTTTGAGAGTTTTAATAATTTCTGCACATGGATGAGAATATGAAACCGCATCTGCCTTAGATGCATCATATTCTTCCTCCCATAGCAAATCTTGCGTAGTATTCAAAATCCTACCCAAATCTATTGTCACCGGCTCTTTTCTAGTGTACGTTTTAATAGCTGTCGGGATTTCAAAATCCGCATCAAAATTCATTTCCGGTTCAGGCTCTATCTTCTCTAAATCAGTTTCACCTGAGTATTTCTTCAACAATGCATCCAACCAAGAAAACTGTGGTTCCTCAACTGTATTAGTAACCCATTTAGTTTCACCAGTTTTTATTTCTACATTTTTCCATTGCCAATCTAACAGAGATTTACTGCCGCTTGACCATGGATACTCCCTGTTATACAGAGTATATGTTTCTGGAATTCCTGTAATATCACTATTAAGTAGATTCACTTTTTTCTCCGCATATTCTTTTAATATAGCCAATTGTTCATCCGTAACAAAATACCCATATAGCCAGTTCCACACCATTAGTTTGTCATATGCTAAATCATCTCTGCCGGTATCAGCATATTTAGATAGAACAACCCACTGCTTACCCTCATCGTCAGTTAGTAATAAATCCTCCTTCTGATATCTAAAGAAAATCGAACTAGAATTTATCCATTCATCCTCATCAAATGAAGGATCATTTTTTACGCAATTATTTTCCTGAACTGCCTCTCTTATATGGTCATTGACTTGCGCAAAAAATGGGGCATCATCCCATAATAAATTATGTATATTCAAGGTCGGATCAAAATCTTTTACATAAGGCTCCCATGGACCATCATATGATTTAACCTCTTCTTCCATTGAAAATTGGTTTTTCATAGGATAATAGTCTGATATACGAGCCAAGATATTGTACATAGCAATCCATTGATATTTCTTTCCAATACGTTCTATCTTTGACACATAATGCCTATTATATGCAAAACGCCCCACACTTCTATCATAATCATCAAACAGTTCTCCTTGATAACCTAATTCATTGATAATATAATACATGGCGTAATTGAATATTTTATAATCATCTACATCAAAATATCGTAATGCGCGTTGAAAAACATATCTACCAAAATCTCCATACATGCCAATCCCTTCAAACCGCATGGAATGTTGTATATAGAATAATCCATTTGAATAATCTTTGTCTGAATATTTCTGGTCATCAATTTCTGGAATAGGTGTTGATTTATACTTCGGTTTTATTTTTTCAAAATCATAATTTTGAAGTTCATCCGGATACTCTATCATATATCGCTCAATTATAAGTCTTGCATAATCTCTCAATAAAATATCTGGATATATATTATCCTTATTAAAAATTTCTTCAAACACGAAACGAACCAACGCCTTAAATATTTCTTTATTTTCACAATTACGTTTTACACAAGCGCCAAAAGCAACCCCGTAAAGCCTTTGGATTACATATGGATCATTTACATCAGAAAAATTTTTTAAAAGATATTCTGTGTATGCAAAATGAGTTTTTAAAATTTCAATCATCGCCTTCGATGTTGTATCACGAAGCCAACGATTTGAAGATGTAAGTATCCAAGAAAACAGCGTCAACAATAATCTGATTTGCTGATGATCTGAAATCTTTAGCTCTTCCCCTTTGCTATAGAGTTCGATTAATTGAACAATACGATCATCCTTTAAATATCTTTCATTAATAAAGGTTGTCCAAAGATAATCTCTTTTGGGAAGTGAATATTGCTTCAATACGTTGTGCAACACATCTGCATTTAAAAGATGATCTTTTTTTACCGAATTGCTTATAAAAGCATTCCATAAAGTAGACGTTTCTACAGAATACTCATTACAAAGATTCAATAATTCTGAAATAGATAAATATATTTTATTTCTCCATTCAAAGGACTCAATATAAATTGTAAACAAATCCCTTCTAGCCGATTCGTCATTGATAGTTTGTATAATATCAATGCATTCTTCCCCAAATTTTTTAGCATATAATGCACAAATATGTGCAAACAAGTCTTCACTTCCCCAATTTTCAAATTTTCCGTCTATAATCTTCAATACGTTTTCACTGATATATCTTCTAATTTCCTCTTCGCTTTGAAACATTGAAATAATTGTCTTTGCCGAGAAATAGTCGTTCATCTGATCAAAAGAAAAATATACATAGTTTTTTCCATTCAATTCATAATCGTGAAGAATATTTTCCCGTATGAGTTGTGTAATAAAAGGTCTGGCTGCCAATCCTAAGGTACTCCAAATTGGCATCGCTTCTATCTCATCTTTTTCAAATTGGCGCTTTCCCGTAAGTAAAGTCTGTTTAGATAAAGCTTCCACTATAGACAGAACTATATTATCTGATTGATCATATCCTGCTGTTTCAATAGGTCTTGCCAGTTTAATATGAAGCTTATCATTTGCATTTTCCAGAAGTCTGTCATATAATACCGGCAACTCCGCTTCATCACCACGATAAGTTTTACAATACAGCGTCAAGAATAAAGGATTTTCAATATTGCTAATAAACATATGCAATGGAGTAAACTGTATTCCATAATAACCAAGAAATTTTCTTGCAGCATCAAATGGATTGCTTCTGAACCCCATATGTTCTATTTTTACAACATTATCCCATTCAAGAAATCGCTCTGGCAGGATAGATTTCTGATATTCACTTCTGAACGAAACTGCCAAACGAACGTACTTCTTATCACTTATTTTTTTATATAATATTGGTAATACAGATTTCCACAATTGCGGTTTCCAACTTTCATTTAACGCATCAATAAGAATTGGAACTATTTTTCCACTTGTTTCACCAATCACTTCTAAAATATCAATAACATCCTCAAATTCAAAATCCAATCTCAAATTATTTTTTAACTGTTCAAATATATTGATATCCGAAAGGCATTCACTTCCAATAATCAACAAAGCATTCTCATTTGCGTTAAGTAACGAAATTGATTCATTCGCAAAAAGTTGTGTTTTACCAATACCAGCTTTCCCCACAACTATTAAAATCTTGTTATTAAGCAGTTCCTTGTCGTAATCCGATAATTCCAGTCTATAAAACAGTTCTTTAAGTTTATTTAATTTTTCAAGATATCTTTTCAGTTCTGCCGACTTGTTTTTACTACTTTCTTTTATTTTTTCATACTTAATTTGTACATCCGTAATTTCGGATTCAATTTCAAATATCTCAGATTCAAATTCTTCTAAAATCAGTCCTTGCCAATTTTCAACTTCATGAATCGTATTAAATTTCACATCCGGTATTGTAGCAATAAATTTTGAAAGTTTTCGTGCATATTTATATAAATTATCGTTGACAAATTCCCAACGTAATGTCGCAATATCTTCAACAAGACTTCTTTTTTTCTTATTATAATTATCTAATGCACTCTGATCATGCAAGAATACAGATAGATTTCTTGATGCCTCTGTGTCAACATTAAAATCGGCATTAAAACGCTCACCAAGAATATTAACTATTGTAGATGCATTGTTTACAAACCATTCATGTGAGATTCCATGATCATCAAAATAGTATTTTCCCAAAAATGGATATTTTCGAACAAGATCAAGTATAGTTGTATCTGTTATCGGCTGTAATACAATTTCAGCATCCTTTAACAATTTCTCAATATTTTTATAGCTATCACAAGTAGTTGTTAGTGCTTTATTAGAAAATAAATAAATGCGATCTAACTTTCCCTTATAATGTTTAACCGCCTTTTCTGCCGAGTCTTTGATTTGGTTATAGTCAACATCATTGTCAAAAAATTTAGCCTGATAACTAATATATATATTATTGACTTCATCCAATATAGGTTCTGACTCGACTCCTGGATTATTTGGATTACTATGCACATATTTACACAAAATATTGTGAGAAAGGAATTCATACGTAAATAATTGTCTACTCAAATCTTCAAATTTGTACCTCACACCACGTGCATCATTATTGCTCGTAATGAATTGTTCCCAAGTAATCTGCCCAACACTCATGTGTCTACCTTCCTCTCAATTTTATTCTTAACCCAGATTATTTCTCGCACAAAATTCTATATAAATCCAACAGATTCAATGATTAATGATTCTTTACCGTAAAAAGTTTCCCTATGGATTACCGCTTCACATAATGCAATTCTACATCAAATCCAAAATTTTCCATTATAGCCAAAACATCTTATTCATAATCTGCTCTTTATTACGAATAGTTTTATTCACATATAACGATGATATCTCAATATTCTCTGCAGTTTTGGCCTGCGTAATCGCTTTCTCGATACATCTCTTCTTTACATCCATTTCGATATTGTTCTTTAACATTTTTTCTCCGCTATCTTTCTTAATTACTTAACCTATAACTCAATTTATTGTAGCATAATTCTGTAATTCTGAACATCTGCAAAAGGAAAAGTCGGCCAGATTTCTCCAGCCGACTCCATACCCTCAATCCAATATCCTTTTTATGACTTCATCCGAAAACTTCCACCGTATCTCCACATGTCTCGGATCATACACCATCACCTTCTCGATCAGCGCATCCACAATCTCCTGGTCAAGTTCCTCCGCGCCGTAAAAGCGCTCCGCCGTCTCCAGCGCCGCCCTCGTTTCTTCATCCTGAACAAGTTCCGTTTCCTGCAGCTTTGCCTCCAACTCAGTGATTTTTACATCCAGCCGCTCCGCTTCCTTTGTCAGCTCAGCGCGCCTTTTCTGGTAAACCGACTTATCCAGGTTCCCAGCCAGGAATTGATCCATATTGACGAAACGCTCTGCCTCGCATTTTTCCTTATCCTTCTGAAGATCCGCCAATTCCTTTACTATCTCTGCATGATCTCTTTCTGAGGCTGTCTGCCGCCTGAGGATCTTCGCCTTCAGATCGTCAGCCGCCGAAAGAAAGCCCTTTATGGAATCCCAGACTACAGAATTCAATGCATCCTCTCTCACAAATTCCTTCGTACAGCCTCCATCCCCTGTCTGGGCCGCGGCATACGGGCAGTAAAAATACCGATACTCTACACCTTTGACGATGCCGCTTTTCAGCGGCATCGCACGCCCGCAGGTACCGCATTTCACTTTCCGCCACAAGGGATAGGTCTTTTCTACGACACGCTTTGTCTCCCCCCGTTTTCGGAAAATCTTCTGCGCTTTCTGAAACTCTTCCTTTGTGACAATTCCGGGATGCTTTCCCTCAACGATTACTTGCTCTTCCTTTGGGACCGCCACGGAATGATTCCAGCCAACGCCTATCCCTTCACGTTTATGTCCCACAACCGCACCGTAATACATTTCCTGTTTCAGGATATTTCTGACAGAATTGTGATTCCAGCCGGCCTGATCTGATGTATTTCTGAAGTTTTTCTTATCCGGGTGCTTCCGCCGGAAATACTGGGAAGGGGTTTCATATCCCTTCCCGTTCAGCATCCTGGCGATCTCCACCAGTCTCATCCCTCCGATCGCCGCTTCAAAGATTTCCCTGACCACCTCTGCGGCTTCCGGATCAATGCGAAGCTTATGCTTATCCTTCGGATCCCTCGCAAGTCCGAAAGGCACATGACCGCCGATGTACTCTCCCCGCTTCATCTTCGCCCGCTTCGCTGTCGTTACTTTCACAGACAGATCCTTGCTGTAGAAATCATATACGATATTCTTCAGCACCACATCCAGTCCGCCTGTAGTTCCTTTATAATCATTGCTGTCATAACCATCATTTACCGAAATAAACCGGACTCCCAGGAACGGAAAGATCCGTTCCAGATAGTCGCCCAGCTCGATATAGTCACGCCCGAAACGGGAAAAGTCTTTCACGATCACACAGTTTACCGCGCCTTTCTTGATCTGTTCCAGGAGCCGTTCAAAAGCCGGACGCCGGAAATTTGTTCCGCTGTAGCCGTCATCGTAGAACTCCCGGACTTCGCAGTCTTTCAGATCGGTATGGGACTGGATATATCCTCGGATCAGATCCCTCTGGTGCGCGATACTCTCGCTCTCCGTCTTATTTTCCTTTTTCATCACGTCCCGGTCTGCCTGAGACAGCCGGATATATTCAGCGATCACCATATTCTGCCTCCAATTCTTTCAGCACAGCCTCCAGTTTCTCCCGATCCTCGGAATAGTTTAATACAACCTCCACACGGGTGTCCTCATAGATCTTCACCATTTTTACCAAGCCGCGGATCATCTCGTCCGTCAGCATTTCCGCGCCGGCTGCCGTATGGATATTCTTCAGCCATTCGCCGCCGGAAAAAACTGCTTCAAACTGTTCCTTCTCACTCCTGGCTTCGTCCAGTTCCCTGTTCAGCCCGGCCATTCGCTTGTCATATTCCTGTTTGGCGTACTGATACTCCGTTTCATCCAGCATCCCGGAGACAAAATTCTCATACAGCCCCTGCCGTCTGGCGTTCACCTTTGCGATCTCCTGCGTCAGCCTGCTGATCCGCGCGCCGAACGCTTCCAGACGGTTTCTCTCGCCGATGCCTCCTTTCAGCCGATCCCTAACCTGTTTCATATCCTCCGCCTGTTTCAGCTGTTCCTGGATCACCGCGTACACAGCCTCTTCCACATCCACTGCGTAAATATAGTGACGTGAACATTTCGCCCCATGGGAATCGATATATCCGCCGCAGACATACGTTCCATACATTTTTTCCCGTTTTTTGGAATATCCTCTGGCATAACGCATCATCTTCCCGCAGTCGGCGCAGATGATCTTTCCTTTGAAGCGGTTCTCCACGCCTTCCCGGTTCTTCGCGTTCGCCTCATACTTTTCCTTGGTAATCTTCCGGTTCTGTTCAAAGATGTCCTGTACCTTATCAAACAACTCCCTGCTGACGATAGGCTCATGCATCCCTTCCAGGATACGCCATTCTTCTTTCGGTGCCCTGCGGCCCCGGATCCCCATATATAAAGCCTTCGGCATCTTTCCATAGACCAGCGCCCCTGTATAGACCGGATTGGTAAGGATATCGATCAGCGTCCTGCCGCCCCAGACAGTATGCTTATATTTCTCCGCGCGCCAGAGACCCAGTTCAACTTTTCGCCTGGCGGGCGTGACAGCGCCCATCTCGTTCAGCCGTCTTGCCATCTCCGCATGGCTCACGCCCTCCGCTTTCCACTCAAACAGCATCCGGATATACGGCGCGGTCTTCTCATCTACATCATAACGGAACTGCCGCTCTTTGGACTTGATATATCCGTAGGGAGGATTCGCCGGAAGGAAATCCCCTGTCTCCTGCCGCTGCCGGAATGAGGTAACAATCTTCCTGCTGATATCTTTCGCGTAGACATCATTAACCATGTTCTTCAGCGGAACCATCAAAGCTCTTTCCGCGTCATCACAGGCAAAGCTGTCAAAACGGTCCGTAATAGAAATGAACCGTACTCCAAGGAACGGGAAGATCTTTTCCAAATAATTCCCTGTCTCAATATAATCACGCCCAAAGCGTGACAGATCTTTTACCACAATGCAGTTCACCTTTCCGGCCTTTACGTCATCCATAAGCCTGGTAAATCCCGGTCGGTCAAACTTCCATCCCTTTTCCCCATTATCAGAATAAATGCCGTACAGATTCAAGTAAGGCCGCGCCTCGATATACTCCCGGCAGATCCCGGTCTGGTTCTCTATGGAATCCCCCTCGTCATCCTTGCCGCTGTTCTCTATGGACAGCCGTACATAGATCGCCGCGGAAAATGTCCTGACGGAATGGGAGTCCGGCATCTTCTCCTGCTGCGGGAGATTCTTTCTGCTCTTCCTTGCCATAACGCCGCCTCCTTACACCGCCGCTTCCCGCGGCTTGACCGGCAGCATATGAACAGCGTGCATGGCCCTGTCAAAATCCGCCATATACCGGAACCTTACATCAATCTTTTTATCCTCATAGACAATGATCTCCTCAATCAGGTCCACAACAGCCTTCCGGTCAAGCTCTGTCAGGTTCTTATTCTTCAGGAAAACTTTCGTCCACGCCTGCTCCGAAACGTTCCTGCTCACAGCATCCTCCCGCTCCTGTTCCAGGCGCTGGACAGCGCGCTCCGCGTCCGCTATCCTTTCCGAATAGTTCTTCTTAAACAGGAAATATTCCTCCTGATCAATCAGGCCATCCTGCAGGTTATCGTACAGCTTCATCTTAAATCCCTGGCTGCGCTCAATCTCTTCCTTCAGCTTCACGATCTGCATATCATAATTCACCGTATTCCTCTGCCCTTCCGGGAGAGACCGCAGGGTATCCATGGTTCGCTTCATGTCAGCGATAATCTTGATATGTCCCCGGATTGCGGCCAGCACTGCGCCGAACAGATCCTCTTCCCGGATGCTGTGCGGCTTACAGTTTTTTCCGGCCTTATGCCCTGAGCAGACATAATAATAATACTTTTTCCCGCCGCTCACCGCGCTCTTTCGGATCATGCTCTGGCCGCAGTCAGCGCATACCAGGTAGCCGGACAGCGGATAGACTTTCCCTTTTTCCGGCCCCCTGCGGACATCCTTTTTCAGAAGTTCCTGCGTCACACGGAACGTATCCTCATCGATGATCGCTTCATGAGACTGCTCAACGCGGATCCATTCCGCTTCGTCCTTACGCATGAACTTCTTTACCTTATAATTAGGGGTACTCACCTTCCCCTGGACCATCACTCCCGTATAGATTTCATTAGTCAGGATCCTGCTCACGCTTGACCACGACCATGCAGCTTTCCGGTTCATCCGGAAATTGGTCTGCACCTTCATCCCAAGGGACAGCTTATACTCCATCGGGCACAGCACTCCCTGGGCATTCAGGCGCTCCGCGATATCTCCCTGGCTCATGCCTTCCAGTTTCCATCGGAAGATTGCTTTCACCACCTCAGAAGCAAAAGTATCCACCACAAGCTTATTGTGATCCTCAGGGTCTTTCAGATACCCGTAAACAGCAAAAGCGCCGATGAATTCTCCCTTCTTCCGCTTAATTTCCAGCTGTGTCCGGATCTTCACGGATATATCTTTGCAGTAGGCGTCATTGATCAGGTTTTTAAACGGTATGATCAGCGAATCCGACTGATTCCGGTCCGTACTGTCATAGCTGTCATTGATCGCGATGAAACGCACTCCGATAAACGGAAAGACCCTCTCAATATAATTCCCTGCTTCAATATAGTTCCTGCCAAAACGGGACAGATCCTTGACGATCACACAGTCCACCTGGCCTGCGCGGATCTCTTCCATCATTTCCTTAAATCCCGGACGTTCAAAATTCACGCCGCTGTATCCGTCGTCCGCCTTCTCGGAAACCACCTGGATCTCCGGATGATTTTTTACGAACTCCCTGATCAGCGCTTTCTGATTCCCAATACTGTCGCTTTCCGGCTTGTCACCGTCATCCTTGGACAGTCTCGTATAGATACACGCCTTATAATATTCTTTAGAAGCAAACATAGCCAACCTCCTTTATGAACGCATGTATATGTGACAGTTCAAAAGAAGACTGGCTTCCAAACCTTATCCTGATGTTTTTGACCTGTCTGATATTTTATCGCGGATTTCCTTCTCTGTCAGCGCCTTTTCTACTTATTCCGCAGATAATGTTCAAGACGGTCATCCAATGTCGCGTCCGTATCCGCGAAGGTTGTCTTTACCACCACATTTCCCACCTTAAAGCAATACGGATTTCGTATCTGCCGCATAAAGCTTTTTATCTTTTCTTCCTTAGGCGCGTCCTGGTCGATCACCACATCCCGGATATCCACCAGTTCATCCCGGTTCACAGTCCTGATATCCACAGCTTTCATTTCTTCTGCCGTCATCATTTTACCGCCGTCCTTTCTGAGGGACTTTTCCCTCATGTCACAGGCAATAAAAGAATGCCGGATTTTACCCCGCAAATAAAAAAATCGGCTGGAAGAGACATACATCTCCCCCAGCCATCTTTTTAAATCCTCCGGGCATAATCCAGACTGATCCATCCGGCTCCGCTCTTCAGCCTTCCCCATCCAGCTGAAGAACCTTTTCCATCCTTCACTTCCAAGATCGTAAACACGCCGGCACCAGTGAACTTCCCGGTCTTCCCGTAATCCGTTCCCGGGCCTTTCCGAATATTCAGATCCAAGATGCTGACTTTCACCAAAAACGGCACATCCGCCGCCTTCGATTCATATACCGCATTTCCATCCGCGTCAAAAACCTTATATCCCGGATTCTCATCCGCGCATTTCTTCGCGTTCTCCAGGATCTTGAACGCTCCCTTCTGGGACTTGGCATCTGTCCAGTTCTTTCTCACCCGGTACCATCGGACTACTTCACCATCGCAGGAGTCCTTGGCGTCATACTGCGTCAGATTCCATTTCTCGATGATCGAACAAAGCTTCTCCGCATAAGTCAGGCTTGTGGCATAGCCGCCGTCCTTGATAATCTGTACCGCCTTTTTATAATCCGCACAGCCCTTCAGTCCCTCATACCGCAGCCGTTCCCCATTCTTCGCACCCAGCAGGTAAGCGCTGTGATCCGCGATAGAATCTTCCACACAGGGGTACTTTCGGAAATCCGCTGTGACTGACACATAACTGCCGTCAGGGTTCTGCTCCTTTGTCTCCTTCTTATAAACGGAAACCCCATCCCAGGCAGAGCCGCCCCAGGTATTCCCGGACAGGGATTTTTTCATGCCGAACACATTATTGGCTTTCTGGGCCAGCTCACTCTTCCCGTACCCTGATTCCAAGATGAACTGCGCCAAGGATACAGACGCCAAGATCCCTGTTCTCTCCTGATCAGCTGTACACAGCGGCCCTATCTTCTGGATTACCTGCAGCTCCGTCATCCCGGCAAATACCGAAGCCTGCAGGCCGGATGCCGTCCCGGCTCCTCCCATAGCCGCCTTCACATCCTTCCGGAACCCGTCCATGGTATAGCCCAGGCCAAGCCCCTTCCACAGATGCTCCGGATCCCCATGGTTGGAAGCGATCCCCCGGCTGTGTCCTTCCCGGTGGCTGATGATCACGCCATCCGCGGCCGGGTTCAGATTGTACTGTTTGCACAGGTAAGCAAATAATTCCACCGCCGCCTCATAGGTTCTCTTCGCCACTGCCCTTGCCGCCGTCAGGTCAGAACAGGTAAAGTGCGACCCGGACGTATACCGGATACAGGCAGGCTCGCACATCTCCACCCCGATATGGGTATTGTTCCCGCTGCCTTTGCTTCCGGATCCGCAGTGCCAGCCCCGGTGATTCCAGGGCAGGGTCTGGTACACCGTCCCGTCATTCCCGTCAATAAACCCATGCACACAGGCATTATCATAGGACGGGCTGTTCCAGGAACTGATGAACACAGACGCCTTGGGCTGGGGACAGCCCACCGAATGGAGCATCAGCCCCTTCACCGTGATCTTCCTTCCCGCCGTATAACAGGGATTCTTCGTTAAAATGCTCTGTACTAACTTCATCTCATTTTTCCTCCGTTTCTATTTTCTCTGCCCGGTCATGGAGCTGCTCCAGCACCGCCTTGATCTTCTCCGGCACCGGAAGCCCCAGGTGCGCTGCGTTCTCCAAAAGGCTCACGCCCTCATTGGAAATATAGAAAAAGATCACTGCCGTCCGCAGCACCGATCCGGTGCCGATGACATGGACATCCAGGATGTTGGCGATCCCCACCAGAAGGAAGATCAGCACCTTCCGGCAGATACCCTTAAAACCTACATTGCTGGACAGGTTCCGGTCACTGATCGCGCACATCACACCGGTCAGATAATCCGCCGCCGCGAAAGCCACCAGAGCCAGCAGCAGGCCGTCACAGCCGCCCAGGTAATACCCCAGCCAGCCGCCCACCGCGGCAAATACCATCTGGATCATGTTCCAAAATTCTTTCATTGCTTTTATTCCTCGCTTTCCCATAAGAAAAGACGCCCCAAAAGAGCGCCTGCCAGTCAGTTTCTCTATATAAAGTGCCGCCTGCCCTTTCCAGGGCAGCTCTTTCCCTTACGGCACGGGATCGGGTTGTTCCGTCAGCGTGTAGGTGATCTTCATGGTCTTATCCACGGTCTTCACCACCGCTGAGGAAAGGTTGTTGATGGACGCCAGGTACGGCGTCAGGAGATAAGCCGTCCGGTACTCATTTCCGTAGCTTCCGCCCCAGCCGATCAGGAAGTTCTTATACTGGAACAGGGGCGTCGCGGCGTTGTTGAGCCGGACGTTTCCCTGGGTATGGACCACCGTATCCTCCGCCGTGATCTGGAAATCCCCGCCGATGATCAGATCCCCGATGAGCGTCAGGTACAGCTCGCAGGAGCCGGTCTCGCACAAGGGCTTCCACTTGGACGTAAAGCCGAACTCGATCAGCGTCACATCCGTGGAATTGGAAAGGCTGATCTTATAGATTCCCTTCTTGTCATAGACAGGCACATACAGATACCCACTCCGGATACAGCATTTCACGCTCCGCTCCGCGAAAGAGTCAAAAGCCCGGGTACCCACATCCATCAGTTTTGCGTTGGACAGCGTCCACTGCCCTTCTGTAAAGGAATAGTCTGTCTTGGAGATTTTGATCCAAAGCATTGTTGCATCCCCAGAAGAATTCCCCTCATTGGAAAACCCGTACCAGTATCCGTCCTGCCCATCCAGAAACTCCCCGTACTTGGTATAGCTTCCCAGGAACTCAAAGGTCTCCGGCGTCAGCACCTCATCCTCCAGCACGGTATAAGTGGAATCGTCCAGCTTCTCATTCAGCCCGATGGAAAACACCGGGATCCGAAGCTTCCGGATCCGGACGCCCGCATTTTCAAAGGTGATGGAATACAGCAGGCTGTTCTCGAAATCCATCTCCACCGCCTCAAACAGCACCATCTTGTTGGCATCCGGGATTGCCCCGATATCCGCCGCCTTTAACTGAAGGAAAGCACTGGCATCCCCCACAAGGCTTCCAAAACCATTCTGTCCGCCCAGAGCGCTGGTCAGCGCCACCGCCGCGATCGTCCCGTTGCCCTGGTTGGGCGTAAACTCCCACACAAACTTATAGCCATTGGAAAGAGCCATGCTCTCCGTCAGGTTCAGGCTCCCCCTGGCCAGGTTCGCCGTAGAATTGACATTGTTGGAAGCGTAAGCCACCGGCAAGTTGTCGGAGCTTTCATACAGCAGTTCCTCATCCTCCGCCAGCGCTTCGGAAAAGAGCAGGATGCCGCCGATCATATTGGGACAGATGGGAAGAAGGTTCCCGTTCCAGAGGACCGCTTCGTCATACTCCCCGGTTGCCGCGTAAAAGATGCCCATAGGGTTTAACCCCAAAATGTTATTGACGGACTCTGTGATCATGTTCTCCTCCGTAACCGTTTCCACCGCCCCGGTATTTTCATCCGTCAGTTCGATTGTCATCACGCCTTTTAAGGTCATGTCTATTTCCCTCCCATCATTCTGCGTCACTGGATACCGGCAGCGTTACCGGCCGGCAGAACGCCCCGATCTTCGGCTTTGCCGTCAGTGTATCCGAATAGCTTTTCTGCACCAGTTCCATCGTTTCCACTGCCATCACATCCGTCATATTCTTTCCCTGCAGGCCGCCGCCCACAGAAAACAGAGCCGCTGTTTCCTCAATATCGATCCTGCCGTCCCATGCCGCAGCCGCTGCCATGGCCTGACCGCTGATGGATGCAATGCAGTCCCCGATCCCCACACTGCCGGAGCCGTCCTCCACCCGCAGATACACGCTGAAGGTGTTTGTGATATTCGGCACGATATTTTCAATGGGGTAATACAAAGACAGGATGTGCTTCCCGCTGTGCCAGGTTTCCACAGGATGATGGAGCAGGATCTCCGCGTTGTTCAGTTCAAAAGTTACATAGCAGACCGCTTTCCCGTCCTCCGTCCATGTCACCGGCAGGCTCACATCCACGGAAATATCTGTGGTCTCTTCCTCGGCAGCGCCATCCTCAGAACCATCTTCTGTATCCGCTGCTCCACTGGATGTCCCTCCACTGTCTCCTGTGTTCCCGGAAGAAAACGGAATCACAATCGTGCCGCTGGCATTGGCTGACTTTACAGCCGGATCAGCCGTCACATCCACCACCACCTGTCCGAAGAACTGGGCGTGGTTTTCCTCTTTGGAAGCGAACTCAATGCTGATGATCCGCACATCCGTCTCCCCGATGGAATACTCAGAAGCATTGGTAAAGGTATGGATGCCGATCTTTCCCGCTTCAATCTGGTTTAAGAGCCCGGAGATGTTCTTATCATTCTTGGACTTCACCTGGGAAAGCTTGGGATTCTTCCCCACACATTTCAGACTCTGACGTCCACCGATCTTAACCGTAAAGGACGTCACACAAGTGATCTGCTGATCATCTGCCTGCCCGCCGGAAAAAGTCAGCACGTCCCCCAGATCCAATGCCGGATTTCCAATGGTATCTGAATCAAAGGGCACATAGTTCACTTTTGAGAGAGCATTTAGGATGTTCCCGCACAGTTCCGCCCTGGTTTCTTCCAACCCAAACTGCAGTAACGGATTGACTCCCAGGTTCATGGTCAAACCATCGTCTGTTTCCAGGGCGTAATACTCAGAAGTCTGCGTCCGCAGGTTGGTGGAGCTGACCGCCGTATACCGGGTCACAAAATCAGAAAAACTGCTGGAAAACCGGTGCTTCTGCAGAATCTCCATGACCGATGTCTCCCCATACTGCCGAAATTCCAGCTTCCCGGCCCGGTTGACGCAGAAGAACCCGCCCAGTACCTGCGCCGTAAAATACAGCACATCCCGGTAGGTCTCAATGTCATTCTCCGGGTAAATGGATAGCAGTTCCGATCCATTCGGGAGCGCCTCAATCTCCGCCTGGGTCTGTGCCAGTTCCACCCCGCAGGCCGTACTGCACAGCTCCATCATCCCGTAGGCAGTGCCAATGGTCTCAAAACCATTGAAAGCTCGGTCAAAACGGAGCATACGGTCATAGGCCTTCAGTTCCAGCACATGCACCGTCCGGTTGGCTTCACTTACTTCAAAGATCCCCATGGGGACAGTCTCATAAGCGCCGCTGGCAAGCCGGAGATGATAAGATAATTCCACCTCCGCGTCCTCCAGCGTATACCGGTCAATATCCAGGAATAAGCTGATCCCCATCTCCGCCGCGTACACCGCTCCCAGTTCAATCTCCGAATTACCGCAGCACTGGGCTGTGATATAGCCGCTGCCTTTTACGATATCCTCCTGATCAAAGGAATGCACCACACCTCCTGCCGTGGTAATTTTCCCCGACCAGTAATACTTCCGGGTGTTCCCCTGCACCGCCTGCAGGAACGCCTCGCTCACCGGGTACATCGGACACCCCTCCTTCCGTTTCCAGGCATCAAAAAAGCACCAACCATTTCTGACTGATGCTCTTGACAAAATAAACTATTAAAAACTAATACTGATTATACTGAATTTGTCTGTCTAGCAAACCGAATTTATTCTATATATTTCATCTTATTGTATTTATCAATTTCACAATTAATGAATTCACTTCTTCCGGTGCATCGGTATTTGAATTATGCCCTGCATTCTTTATCCACGCTATTGGAATGCCAGTATTTTTGTGCCATGCTTTATTATATCGAATGCAGGAACCCGCATGGTCTTTTTCTCCGCATATCAGCTGCGCCGGACACTGTACTTTGTATAGAAGATCGGCCTCCATTGCTTCCGCTAATATTCTGAAACCATGACCGGATATTTGGGCATATCTTTTTTGGTCGCCATCGTAGGCCATCATAATGTCATGCATCAATTTTCTTCCATACGCAGATACAGCAACTCCCTTTGTTCCGATGTTCAATAATGACTTCCAGGGATAATATCGATATACTGGTTCCATTCTTTTCAGAAGCCACAATTCAATTCCCGTCACATATTTTCTTTGCAGAGGTGCCGAATCTATAGAAACGAATCCTTTCAATTTGTTCGGAAATAACTCCGAATATGCCTGGCCAACATAGCCGCCCATGGATTGCCCTATGATAACCGGAGCCTGAATATTTTCTAATCCGAAAATATCATCAAGCCATTTTGCTTTATCCATCAATGAAAAATCAAATTTAAATGGCCATGATTTCCCATGCCCCGGTGCATCCCACACAAATACATTATATTTTCCCTGGAAAAATTCAATTTGCTTCTCAAACAATCGATGATCTGCAGTTAAACCCGGCAGAAAAATCAATGTAATATTTCCAGAACCCTGCTCCATATTTATCCAATAATGGATCTCTCCGCATGGGGTCTTAAATATTTTTTCATTCATTACAATCACTCCGTGAAATTCCGATTTATTTTCTCAAATATACCATAGTTTTCCCCGAAAAAGAATACACTTTCAGAACTCCCTCAGCGTAAAACTCACCGTCCACAATCCCTTCCGGGACGTATCCTTCACAAGAGAAGCCTTGTACCCCTCCACATACATCTCCGCTGTCTTCACCGTCAGCGTCTCTGTATTAAAATATCCCACCGTGATCTTTTCCTGCTGCTTAAACTCTGTCAGTGTCTTCAGCCATTTTGCCGACACTGAAAACGTCACCGGGATGCTCACTACGCCTGCGCGCACTACATCCCGCTGTACCGTCCCTGCCTCCGTCTCCCCGCCGGAATCCGCCTCCACATCATCCATCTGTACTTCATAAGAATCCGGCAGGGGGAGGGCTGTGCCGTCAAAGGTCAGATACTGTATAAATGCCATCGCTTACCTCCCTCCTGACCGCAGGTTTTGTCTTGCCTGCGCCGTCACTACCAGTTCATCCAGTAAAGTGCCTCCCACATACACCGGGATCACGATGTTCCCCTGCGGGCCGGAAAAGCCTGCCAGGGCTTCCGATACCGCGGAAGAGATCCCGGAGATCAGGTCAGACATGCTCCCGCCGGAGAAAGCACCATCGGCATAGCCATATTCCATCCCGTTCACTTTTGGCGAAACCACCATATCCGAAGCCACATCCCTCACAGCCTTTTCCACCAGGTTCCGGTTCTTCTCAATACCGCCCGCCAGCCCCTTCATGAAGTCCGGCATCCAGGTCTCGTAATCCGCCAGCGGCCCCTCATCCGGAGCCGAGAAGTGCAGGAAGGAACGGATCCGGTCGGCCAGCCCGGAAACTGTGTTGATCACGCTCTGGATCATACTGGAAATCCCGTTGATCAGTCCCTGGATAAAATCTTTGCCCCACTGAAACGCCTGCCCCGGCAGCCCGGTAATAAACCGAATGGCGGAAGAAAATCCATTGCTCACAACCGAATACAGCCCGGAAAGGGCAGAGCCGATCCCGGAAACCATCCGCTGGAAAGCGGAAACCGCCGCTTCACGCAACGCGGATGCGATATTTACCACCGTAGTCTTGATGCCGTTCCAGACAGAAGACGCCGTCTGCTTCATCGCCGACCAGATCTGAGAGGCGAACTGAGACAGGGCCGAAAGCACCATTTCCACGCCCTGCTTCAGTCCTGAAGCCGCAGAAGTCACCACCTGCCGGATTCCCGACCAGATCTGGGAAGCGGCATTTTTGATATTGTTCCAGATATTCGCCGCATCAGACGCAAGCTGTGAGAAATTTCCCGTCACCAGGTCGATCAGCAGAAGCACCGGAGCAAGGATCACATTTTTCAGCAATTCAAAGGCACCGGAGGCAATCTGGCAGATCCCCGACCAGATCCCCTGCAAGGTATTTTTCGTATTTTCCCACAGAGATGTGATGGTTGTTACCACCAGCTGTACGATGGGATTCTGCAGGATCGCATTCCAGGTATTCGTGAAAAACGCGGATACCTGAGACCACAGGCCGTTCCACCAGTCCGGGATGGCAGAAAAAAAGCCGATGAAGGTCTGGAACGCCGCCGGAATGGTTTCCGTAAAGAAAACCACCACCCCGTTCCACAATTCCATCAGCTTTTGGGATACCGCCTGCCACAACTGACCGAACCATTCTGTAATCGCACCCCAGTTTTTCACAATAGCGATGATCCCGGCAATAGCCGCTGCCACCCCGGCAATGATCCCGATCACCGGGAGCAGGGAAATGTTCAGCGCCCCGAAGGACACCGCCAGGGCCGCAATCACCGGTGTCAATGCTGTAAATGCCACCAGCAAAGCCCCAAGGATCACCACAAAATTCTGCACAGGCTCCGGCAGCATGCCGAATACCTTGCTCACTGCCGTAATAATGGCCACCAAAGGCGGCAGTACCACGTTGGCCAGCTCCACGATCTTTTCCCCCAGAGGAACCAGCGCCTGCTGCAGCTTCCGGGTATTTGCCTCCATCTCCTGCATGGGCGTCTGTGTCTGTCTGAACAGATTTTCCGCAGATCCGGCAACGCTGTCATAAGTCTCTCCCACGGAGGTCAGGGAAGTAATAAATTTCAGGTTTCCATCCTCGGCCATGGTACCAAAGGCCTGGGCCGCCATGTTCAGGGCTTCCTGCTGGCTGGTACAGTTTCCGATATCCGCCACAATGGAATCGATCACCTGCTTCTGGGTAGCTTCCCCGTTCTGCCATGCCAGGAACAGGGACTGTGTTTTCTGGGAATACAGATCAATGGAGTCCCCGATGGTTCCATCCGCCAGACGGGTGGTCACCTCATTGATCGCGTCATTGACCTTGTCCAGATTATATGCTCCGCCTTCCAGGCCATTCTGCAGAAGCTGAAAATACTCGGAAGCAGAATACCCTGCCTGCTCAAATTTCCCCGCATACTCGGACAGGTTATCCCCCAATTCATTGGTCTTATCTAGGCCGTTCTGGGTACCCCGGACAATATAATCCATGGCTTCCTGAGCGGTCAGGCCGTACTGCTTCATCAGAGAATTGACACCCCGGAGGGTCTCATTCATGTCAATCCCGTACAGTTCTTCTAAAGTCAGCGCCTGCTTCGTCAGGTTGGTCAGGTCCGTATCTCCCAGATCCCCCAGGTTCTTCTTGACCATGATGACCGCTTCCGCCACCGCGTCCATGCTCTGGCCCACGCCGGAGCCGTACACGTTTTTCACGATTTCAGCGCTGGCTTCCGCCGCCTCCCCGGTCTCCCCGAAGTAGGCGTTTACTTTAGAAACGGCCGTCTCTGTCTCCGCATAAGCGGATACCGCCTTATCTCCCACATCCTGGATCTTATCCCCCACCACAGATAACTGGTCAGCGGCTTCCATAAGCGCTGCACCCTTGGTGGCCTGGGCAATCTCCCCGATGTCATCCGCAGCGTCCTGAGCAGCGTCACCCACATCATTCAGATCATTGATCAGATTTCGTACCGCCTGCCCGTCATCCACCGTATCCAGGGCATCGGTCAGCTGTTTGATATCGGCCTTCCCACCAGTGACCGCCTTCCCGATCTTCTCTACAGCTGTTTTCAGCTGATCGGAAGAAGCTGTCCCGTTCCGGATCGCCGTCACCAGACGGCTCCCCAGCACATCGGCGTAATCATCCACACTGGAACCTGTAGCTGCAAACAGTTTATTCAACCGCCCCGTATTGGATGCCAGCCGTTCCTGCTCTGACTGTAAACCGGACAGATCTGCTTTATACCGGTTCAGCGCACCTCTAGTTTCCTCAACCTCTCGCTGGAAAGCCATGTACTGGTCCTTCCCCAGATCACCCCGTTCAAAAGCTTTCGTCACATCCTCCTGGGCCTGTTCCAGGGCTTCCAGCTTCTTTTCCGTATCCCCAATCGCGGACTGCAGAAGCTCCTGCTTCTGCACCAGAAGAATGGTATTCGACGGATCCAGTTTCAGAAGGTTATTCACATCCCGAAGCTGGCTCTGGGTCTTCTTTATGGAATTGTTCACTGCGGCAAGCGATTTTTCCAGTCCGCTGGTATCGCCGCCGATCTCCACTGTAATACCTTTGATCCGGCTCGCCATGTGTCATCCACCTCCTGAAAATGGACATAGAAAAAGCCCGGATTTCTCCGAGCATATCTTTAAAAAAGGCATCTGCTGTTGCAACAGATGCCTGCATAATTATTTTAATTCATGTCCTTTATACCATTGATCAATACCATTAACTGTTCTATCTAAGGAATCCTTTGTTACCTGTAATCCTATATCTATCATCAAAGTAATTCTAAATAATAACTTTAACTTTTTATTTGCTAACTCTATTTCATCCCCATTAAATCGCTTTTTGGTCTCCATTAAATGAGATAGCCAATTTCTATGGCCTGTAGCTTTGTTAATAAATTTGTCGAATAATAGCACATTATCAATTCCTTTAGTCTTTTGTTCATATTGAAAAATACTATTTGCCATTATATCTCTTTGAATTGAATATTTTAAAATTTCTTTCAGACTACGCTCATTAATATGTCCTAATAGCCCGTTTACGCTTTTTGACAAATCATCAATGTTTATTTCTTCTTCACCACATATGTCACTTATTTTAGATGACTTTTTAATAATTTCTAATATTTCTTTGCAGATAGATTCTTTTCCGGATTTTGAGAATTTATACATTTCCTCCGAATGATGCCTTCTAAAATATCCCTCTAAACACTGAATACAAGTTGCTATAGGAACTTCTCTCACAGGATTTTTCTCAGATGTCGTATAAGCATATAAATTAAAAGTTACAACCTCTATTTCTCTTAATTTCCACCAATTATCATATACTGAAACTAAATTCACATCTTTCTTTAAATCTAACGCATACTCCAACCTAATATTGGCTTTTGTGGTTTTTCCGTATGCCGCAAAATCTTCTTGAAAGAAAAATTCCTCTCCACGAGCCGTTTTGTATTTTCTCTTTTCAACCTTCGGGAAAAAACCCATCTGAAGAAAATAAATTTCCAATAGCCGTAATAATACTTTTTCATATGCACTAATATTTGATGGTTCTTTTGTTTCAATAGCAATCTCAATAAGATCGTTCTTTGATCCATAAGTTCTATCTCCGATTGTTATAGTAACAGTACCATCCAATACTACATAACAATTATTTTGATCTAAAATATTGGAATTCCAATCTTTTTTCTTTAAATTGATTAAATAATCTCCTCGGTGTATATTGTTTTTATTTAAGTTTGTCACATGATATCCCAATAACCACTTATTCCAAATAACCTTTATCTGTTTAGTTGGATACTGCATTGGCATAACATAACAATCAAATAGAGTAAATTTCTCTCCTTCTTCTGTTATGCAAAAAAGATACTCTGCGTGTAACGATCTACCACTAAAGCATAAATCAATCGCTACTTCTATAGGGAAATCGTCAATCTCAACTATAAATTCATGGATTTCATCTATTACATCAAATTTAGATTTTAACTCTTTTTTAATGTCATTCCCATATGGGAAATTGACAATTTGATTTCCATTTAACTGCATAAAAGTCCCCCTGAAATAGTTATCTGAATTTTTCTTTGTCTTTATATCTTATCAAGGAAAAATTCTCTCATCAAGCGGCTTTTTATCAGAACCTGTCAAAATCCTCCTGCGTTGCCACCACCGCATACTTATGCTCATCGTTCCGGCTCTCCACATACATATCATTCACCATCCCGATGGTCAAAAGATCCAGATCCCGGATGGACAGTCCCAGCTGCACGCACCGCAGGAGGAACAGGGGCGTTGTCATTTCCCGGTCTGTCGGGCGAAGTTTTTTTTAGCCTGCACATCCGTCTGAGTGTTCAGCCCCCACAGTTCAATGATCTGCGGCAGCACCTGATAGATGGAAAAGGTATTGAACCCATCCAGCCATTCCTCCGGCGTATCCGGAATGGACGGATCCGCATGCTTCGCCATCACATAGGCGATGTTCTCAAACATTTCCAAAGAGAACAGATCCAGGTTGGAATTCTCCGGATCATTCTTATCAATCCCCTTTTCCAGGTCCCGCAGGTCTTTGTAGATATCCCGGTGGAACCGCATCCGGTAGATCCGGGGGATAGCGGCGGAGGCCTTAAAAGGAACCTCCTGCCCGTCAATCATGATATTCCGTTTCATGCTCATAAGGTCTCCCCTCCTGTCTCATCATCTGTCCCCTGTCCCCCGGACTGCTGCGTCCCGGAGGTATCCGGCGTCACCTCCGGCAGATACACTGCCGTATACCATCCCGTATAGACCGTATCCGTGGTGCTGTCCCCGGTACGTGCCTTCACATACCCATTGGCTAGGGGCGCCGCCGTGATGGCCAGCGTTTCCGTCTGTACCTCAATCTCCTCCTCATTGGTCGCGGACTCAATGTTGGGTCTGGCCGCAGAGCAGTTATACAGCACATGGCGGATCTTCTTCACATCCCCGTCAAACTCAAAGAGCAGGGCAAAGTTCGCCGTCTCCACATTGGCGCTCTCCACCAGCACGCTGTTGTCATCCAGAGATTCCTTCAGCACATCCGTCCGGAAACTCTCCGGCACCATGGCCAGTTCCAGATCCCCTTCATAACCCATGTTGTTGGAGATTGTATAGTAGGCGTACCCATCCGCATAAAAATTGGACGGCTCGCCGTTGGGTTCCAAGGACAGTGATACTGCGCCCGGCATAGCCACCGGCGTCCCGAAGGTCACCTCCCCGTCATCATCCACTGTAATCAACGCATAATGTACGTTGCAGATATTAAATTTTACCTTATTCTTCTTCGCAGACATATCCTGCTCCCTCCATTTCCTTATCCGTCCTGCCCTGCGCTTTCCTCACCTGTCGGCATCTCAAACACATACAGGATTTCATACAGCTTTTCGCTGTCGATCCAGGTCTCCGATTTCTCATAAAAAATACCGCAGGCATCCAAAGCATCTTCCAGCTTTCTCTCTGCGGCTAAATCCTTCTGGTCCGTATATAATTCCACCCGCACCTCGCTGATCCGGTAATAGACCTTTCCATCCGCAGAAAAGTTATCGCTCCCCGGCAGCAGGTAACAAAGAAACGGCGGATCCGGCGCCTCCCCTTCCGCGAAATGGTCATAGGCATAGGGGAAGCCGGCGCTTTTCAAAATATCCAGAAGTTTATCCATGCCTCAGGCTCCTTTCGATCTCGTCTTCCAGCTGCCGGATTCCCTTCTCCTCCGCCGGGGCGATATGGGCTTTGCCCTCCACCCGTCCGCCGCCCCGCTTTGCGTGGCCATACTCCAGCAGATGGGCCAGCTGGTAGCGGTTTTTGGAATGAACCGTCAGCGTCAGGCTGGAGGAAGTTTCTTTTGTTTTCTTCACCGCCCAGCTTTTGGCATAGTCCCCAGTATCCTTCGGGGCGTTGGCACGGATCTCCTTCCTTACCGTCTCCCCGGCATTCCGGACCGCCTGCTTCACATCCTCGGCAGCCAGATCCGCGTATTCCTCCAATGTCTCCATAACAGCGTCCGCCAGTTCCCCGATCTGCACGGTCTGTCCCATGGTCACCGCCTCGCTTTCTCACACCGGAACTTCAGCGCTTTCTTCTTATAGTTCATGTGATCCACAGCCACGATATTGTAGATCTCCCCTTGAAACAGGATACGGAACCCGTCCGCCGTTACCTCCGCCGCCTGTTTACAAAAACGGACGGTAAAGGCAATGTCAGATTTCGCAACCGTCAATCCGGCTGCTGCCTTTTCATTCCCGCTCTCACCGCTGACTGTGGCATGGCAGGTATAATAATCCTCCCAGACATTCCTTCGGTTTCCGATATCGTCCGCAGCTACGGAGTTTTTCTGGAAGGTCACTTTCACATTCAGAAGAGCGATCTCCATCAGAACGCCTCCTTCCGGCTGCCGAAGAGCAGGGAGCGCAGTGTCAGGGCCAGGGCATGGTGGTCAGCTTCCTCCCGGTGTTCATACAGATAGGCCACGGTATACATCACCGCCGGTTTTCCGTTTTCTGCCTCCTGCAGGCCGCTTTCCTCATCTGTCCGCAGGATATCCATACACATCCGCTCTGCTGACGCCAGGAGAGTGGTGATCAGCCCGTCATCCTCACTGTCATCCACCCGGAGGTAATTCTTCATTTCTTCCAGTGTCACCAGCATCCCATTGCCCTCCTTCCTTGTCAGCGGCGGCTTCCCACGTCTGGGGACGCCGCCCGCTTTTTCACGTCAGATAGATCAGGCGCTGGCCTTCTGCGCCAGCACCTTCACCGCCTCGGACAGCACCAGCTTCCCATCCACCCTCTGGGAGCCAAGGAATCCCACCTGGCCATTGGCGGCATACAGTTCGTTCAGTCGCTTAAAGGAACGCCCCTGCCGGTCCGCGATCCAGTAATAGCTGAAATCGCCGAAGGCAATGGTCTTCGCCCCTGCCGCGATCACCGGCATATAGGCGGAGGTCTTCACCGGCCTGCCAAGGAGCGTATCCGGCGTACCAGCCGTCAAAGATGGCTGCCACAGGTACTGCCCCGTGGAATCCTTCAGTTTCCGCACCGCCTTGATGGTGGAATCGTTCAGCACCCATACCGCCTTCTTCCGGTACGGGGATTTCAGGGAATAGAACAAATCCATCAGCTCATCCGCCGTGATGGCTGTAGAGGAAGCTGCAGTCACCCCGGTCTCGGCGCCGCCGGTGGCTGCCAGCACACCCAGAGGCTTCCCGGATCCGTCCCCGGTAAAGAACGCCTCTTCCTCCTTCGCCCCGATCCGGCGGGCGAATTCCTTCGCGATATAAGATTCCAGGTCAAAGACGCTGTCATTGAGAAGTTCCTCGGATACCTTGATCATGGTGCCCACCTTGTAGGCCCCGATGGATACCTGGCCGAAGGAATCATCACTCTCCGTGTAGGCCCCTTCCTCATCAATCCAGGACGCCGTTCCCTTCGTTGCCACCACCGGGATCTTCCGGTCGCCGCTGGAAGTGCGGATCACATTTGCCAGCTGGCGGAACACATTTTCCTCTTCCAGGGCTTCCACCAGGGTACGTTCATACTCATCCGGCACAAGATACCCGCCCTCGGAATCCGTTCCCTCTTCCAATGCGTTGACCACGCTGGGAAGCGGCACCTTAGAACGCATGGCGTTCCAGAAATTGGCCTTGTATTCCTCCGAAGCGCGGCCGGTCTTTTCCTTTCCCGCGCTGCCGGATGCCGGACGTCCGGTCAGGGGCTGATTCACCGGCTGGGACAGTTCCCTCTCAAAGGCTTCCTGCCGCTCCATCCGGGCGATCTCTTTCCCCAGATCTGTGATTTCCTGTTCCATACGGGTATAGGCGGCGTCATCCTCCGCAGACAGCACACCTTTTTCATTCCTGTGGGAATCCAGGAAGGCTTTCGCTGCCTCCCACGCCTTCGCCCTCTTTTCTCTCAGTTCTAAAATCGTCATGGTCATGTCCTCCTTCTAATTCTTCAATAAATTCAGCCGCTCGTAGAGGCTGTCTACGCTGCGGCCCATCGGTTCGGTTTTCGGTTTTGTCCTGCACTTTGCCGCGATCTTATCCATTAAGGAATTGACCGCGGCGGCTTCGGAATAAAGCATGGATACCGCGGGCGGCTCCATGTCCTCCGGGAATCTTTCCCGGCTTAAAATGCCGTCCGCGAACCCCAGCTCCACCGCTTTCCCGGCATCCATCCAGGTCTCTGCGTCCATCATGTGGGACAGCTTCGTCCGGGACAGGCCGGTCTTGATCTCATAAGCGTTGATAATGGAATCCTTCACGCTTTCCAGCATCTCAATGGCCTTCCGCATCTCCCCGGAATCTCCCCAGGCGATCGTCGCCGGGTTATGGATCATCAGCATCCCCACCGGCGAAATCAATACCTTTGTACCCGCCATGGCGATCACGCTTGCGGCGGACGCCGCGATCCCATCGATCTTTACCGTGACATTCCCCTTATAATCCATCAGCATGTTGTAAATCTGCGCCGCGGCCACGCAGTCCCCTCCGGGGCTGTTGATCCATACCGTGATATCGCCGTTCCCCGCCATCAGCTCCTCCTTAAAAAGAGCCGGCGTGACTTCATCGTCATACCAGCTCTCTTCCGCAATGGTTCCATTCAGGAACAGCACCCTTTCAGTCCTTTCCTCACCGGAATCCTGATCCCGGATCTTCCTGCTCTTCCAGTTCCAAAATTTCTTCATCGGATCTCTACTCCTTTCCTTGCAAAATCATCTGCCCCTGCTGGCATCCCCTGCTGGCCCGTTCCAAACAGCCCGGCATCCGCAAGCTTCGTCATGTTTCCGTTGATCAGATATAAATCCCCGCCCTGCTCCGCCGGGATCCGGTCCAGGTTTTCCAGTTCCCGGATATCATTGGCGCTCATCCAGCCGTTCTGTCTTGCCGTGGCGTAGCCGTTCATCCGGCTCTGGTAGTCCCCTCTGAGCAGTCCGTCCACGTTGAACTTGATGAAATACTTTGATTTCTCTTCCCTGGACAGCAGCGAGCGCACCATGGACTGCTCCCACCGGGATACCCAGGGATCCAGGGTATATTTCACGAATTCCAGGGACTGCTGCTCGATATTGTTGAAAGACGATTTTTCCAGATCCCCAATCATATGGGGCGGCACCCGGAAGATCCGGGCAATCTCATCCAGCTGGAACTTCCTGGTTTCCAGAAACTGCGCCTGCTCCGGCGAGATGGAAATGGGCGTGTACTTCATCCCTTCCTCCAGCACTGCCACCTTGTTGGCGTTCCCGCTTCCTCCGAAGGTCCTTTGCCAGCTTTCCCGCACCCGGCTTGGATCCTTGATCGTCCCCGGATGCTCCAGCACCCCGGAAGGCGCCGCGCCGTTGGCGAAAAACTTCGCCCCGTATTCCTCGCAGGCCATGGCCATGCCGATGGCGTTCTTCGCCATAGCGATAGGCGAATAACCCACCAGCCCGTCAAATCCCAGACCTGGGATATGCAGCACTTCATAAGGGGACAGCCGGACAATGGATCCCTTCATGGTAGGCGCGTCATCGGAATACAGGGTGTACTCGTAGTACAGCTGCCCCTTGTCATCCCTGTCCACATACATCCGGTCCGCCATCAGGGGATATAAAGCCACCACCTCGCCTCTTCCGTTCCTGATGATCTGGGCATAGGCATTGCCCCACAGAAGCAGGTGCGTCATCAGCGTCTCCCGGAACACGAAGGACGTCATCTCCGGGTTCGGCTCATCGTGGAGCAAAAAATAAAGCGGATGTTCCACCGCTTTTTCTTTACCGCCATCGTCAGTATATCTATAGAATTGTAATGGCAGGCTGGCCACTGCCTCCGACAGGATCCTCACGCAGGAATACACCGCCGTCATCTGCATGGCCGTCCGTTCATTCACCCGCTTCCCGGATGTACTCCCTCCCATAAAGAAGGTATACCCGCTGCCGGACGTCCGGTTCTCCGGCTTATCCCTGCTCCTTCCAAATCCAAACAAGCTTAAAATTCCCATCAAAACCTCCTATCAAAACACCAGCAACCCTCTGGTGTCATAAACAGATTCCCTGGTATCATTCCCGCACCGGATCGCCCGGTCCAGCCCCATGATCGCCGCGATCGCTCCATCGATCTTCTCCGTGGACTTCTCCTTATCCGCCTTGATATTCCCTGCCGGATCCGTGCGGATAAAAATGTTGTCCATCATCCACCGCAGCACCGGATGCCCGCCGTGGGCGATCCTCTGCTCCAATATCAGCTTCATCAGCTCCTTGGTGGGCGGCGACATGTCCTTAAAACCCTGACCGAAGGGAACCACCGTGAATCCCATGCCTTCCAGGTTCTGGACCATCTGCACGGCGCCCCACCGGTCAAAAGCGATCTCCCGGATGTTGAACCGTTCCCCCAGGCGCTCAATGAATTTCTCAATATAGCCGTAATGCACCACATTCCCCTCCGTGGTCTGCAGGAAACCCTGCCGCTCCCACACATCATAGGGGACATGGTCCCTGCGCACCCGCAGGTCCAGCGTCTCTTCCGGAATCCAGAAATACGGGAGCAGCTGGAACTTATCTTCTTCATCCAGGGGCGGGAATACCAGGACAAACGCCGTGATGTCCGTGGTGGAGGAAAGGTCCAGGCCGCCGTAGCAGACGCGCCCTTCCAGTTCCTCTTCGTTCACAGCAAAAGCGCATTGATCCCATTTCTCCATCGGCATCCAGCGCACCGCCTGTTTCACCCACTGGTTCAGCCGCAGCTGCCGGAAGGAATTCTCTTCCCCCGGATTCTGCTTCGCCGACTCGCAGGCTGCTTTCACCTTGTCCATCCCCACTGTGATGTCCAGGGACGGGTTGGCCTTTTTCCATACCTTCGGGTCAGTCCAGTCGTCACCCTCATCCGCCCCATAGATCACCGGGTAAAAGGTCGGGTCGATTTTCCGCCCTTCCAGGATGTCCTTTGCCTTCTGGTGCGTCTCATAGCAGATGGAATTGGTATCCGTCCCGGCTGTAGTGATATAAAAGAACAGGGGCTGCATCCTTGCGTCACCACTGCCTTTTGTCATGACATCAAACAGCCTCCTGTCCGGAGCCGCGTGCAGTTCATCATAGACCACCCCATGGATGTTGAAGCCATGCTTGGAATAGGCTTCCGAACTGAGTACCTGATAAAAGGAATTGGTCGGCAGGTAGATGATCCGCTTCTGGGATGCCAGGATCTTTACCCGCTTGGAAAGTGCCGGACACATCCGCACCATATCCGCCGCGACATCAAACACAATCGCCGCCTGCTGCCGATCCGAAGCGCAGCCATATACTTCCGCACGCTCTTCCCCATCCCCGCAGGTCAGCAGCAGGGCCACTGCCGCTGCCAGTTCGGATTTCCCCTGCTTCTTAGGGATCTCAATGTATGCCTGATTGAACTGTCGGTACCCATTCTCTTTGATCGTCCCAAACAGGTCCCGGACAATCTGCTCCTGCCAGTCAATCAGTTCAAACTTCTTTCCTGCCCATTTCCCTTTCGTATGGCACAGGCTCTCAATAAACGCCACCGCGTAGTCCGCAGCCTCTTTGTCATAATGGGAACCCTTCGCCATGAACCTGGTCTGCTTATACTTCTTCAGTTTTCTCACGGCTGTACCATCCCCCCTTACACGTATTTCAGCCACTGCCTGTACACCTCACTGGCAATGTTCGCCATCATCACCGGCGGCACGCTCATCCCGCAGACATAATTGACTTCCTGATCCATGAAATCATAATCTTCCGGAAACGTCTGTGTCGCCACATAATCATGGACGGAATATTTTTCCCCGTCACAGAACCTGGTTACAATCGCGCAGGCGGTATTGGTCGGCGCCACCCGGCAGTCTTCCACAATGGCATTGTTGAACATGGACAGTTTTCCGCGTTCCCTAATGGAGATATCTGCGAAACAGGTATCCCCCTTCTTCCTTTTCGCCACCAGCTCCGTCATTAGCGCTTTCTGGTAGGGAATCCCATGCTCGCTCCGCACTTCTCCGAAGTGGATCGGCTTCTCATGGAAATCCAGCTTCAGTTTCGGCAGGTCCAGGTCATTGCGATGGGCAATAAAAAAGACACGTCTTCTCCTCTGCGGAACCCCCATGGTATGGGCGTCCAGCAGGAAGATCTGTGTCACATAGCCCGCCGCTTTAAAGGCTTTCAGCAGTTCATTCACGTATCCCCTGGCATTGCCTTTCAGCAGGCCGGAAACATTTTCCGCGATCACTGCCTTAGGCTTTAAAATCTCTGCTGTTCGGATGAAATGCAGGAACAGATCATCCAGCCGCTGTTTCTTCTGCCCTTCCCGGAATGCCTTTTCCTTTCCCCATGCCTTCTCCCGATCCCCGGCAGTGGAGAATACAGAGCAGGGCGGCGACCCGTCCAGGATATCCAGATGTCTTAATTCCTCCGGGTAGACCTGCAGCCGGTTGAATTCCCGGATATCCATCAGATACGGATATTTCGGATGATGGTTCCGCCTGTACAGCTTCATCATCTCCGGGTCAATCTCGCAGTTCCCCAGCACCGTATACCCGGCAAGCTTATATCCCATGGAAGAGCCTCCGCCGCAGGAAAAACAGCTGAATACCGTCCTTCCGTTCTTTGGAACGTCCTTCAGGTCATCCAGCCGCCATTTCCATGGGAACCTGTGGTCAGTTGAATTTAAAGCCGCATCTCGGACATTCGTGTGCGAATTCCTCATCTCCAAACTCCCCCTCGTCATACTCCTTATTGCTTCCCGTATCGTCCGGATCCTCCCGTACCGCGAACAGGTCTGTCACCTCATCCTCGCGGAAGCCGGTCAGGGATACGTCAAAGTCCTCTCCCTGCAGGCTTTCAATCTCGATCCTCAGAAGTTCCTCGTCCCATCCGGCATCCATAGCCATACGGTTGTCCGCCAGGATATACGCTTTCTTCTGGGCTTCGCTCAGATGGTCTGCCAGCACACAGGGAACTTTTTCCATCCCTTCCTCCTGCGCGGCCAGCACGCGCCCATGCCCGGCGATAATCCCGCAGTCCCCATCAATGATTACCGGATTAAGGAACCCGAATTCCCGGATCGATGCCCGCAGCTTCGCGATCTGCGCCGGGGAATGGGTCCTTGCGTTGTTGATATACGGCACCAGCTTCGTGGTCTCTACCATCCGCATTTTATGTTCCATCTCACATTCCTCCATTTCTTGCCCGGAGCAGCCGCTCCATCACATCATCCTGGGGCGTAGACCCCTGCCACTCCACCGAGCAGTTTTCCTTCACTACCTGGTAAATCTGATACCAGATCTGGTTGACCTGCTTCATATACTGCTGGGACATGGAAACATACGGGGAAGCGATGGCATTCCCGGTTGTGGGATGCTTGGCAAGGAAGCCATACTCTGAAATGCATTCCTCGCACTGGATCCACCTGGATACGGACACCGCGTACTGCTCCACCAGCTGGATATTGACCAGCCGGTCACATCCCCGCTCCCTCAGCCATTTCCATGTCTCTTCATACACCTCCGCCGCGCAGAAACTCTTCCCGCTTTTCTGCTTTGCTTTCAGGTAATCCTTCACCGGCGGTATTTCCTCCCCAGACATTTCCGAAGGCTCCGGCAGATCCAGGATCATTGCCGTGCCGCCGTCGCTGATCCGGTCGGTCAGCGCTTTCTTTTTCCTTCCGGCGCCGACTCTTGCGCCGCCCCGACCGGTACCATCCCTGGCCATGGCCTTCACCTCTTTCCTTTCCGGGGGCAATACCCCCTTTGATTTCCATTTTTTGTACGCGACACCCCCGCACCGTTCCCCAAGAGAAAAGCTGCGGAGATTTTGACCGCCCCTCCCCGGCTGAACTTTCACCGGTTATGCCAGCGGTCTCCGTTCTTTGCGTGGATCTTTGCGTGGCAGGACCGGCACAGGGCAATCAGGTTGCTCCGCTCATGGGTGCCGCCTTGAGACAGCGGCAGCTTATGGTGGATCTCCTCGGTCTTCACATACCGCCCTTCCTTCAGGCACTGCTCACACAGCGGATGCTCCGACGCGTACTTATCACGGATCCGTTTCCATGCCCGTCCGTATCTGCGGCGTACAGCAGGATCCCTGCCGTACTTCTCGTAGCGGCGGTTCTCTTCTTTCTGGTGTTCCTCACAAAATCTCCCTTCCGTCAGGTTCGGGCATCCCGGCCAGGAACATGGCCGTTTCGGTTTCCTCGGCAATACTCCCACCTCCTTCGGGCATAAAGAAAGCCCTGGGGAATCGCTTCCTCAAGGCTCTCTTTTTATTTTCCGCATCTTAACAATATCATACTTCCATACTGCATATCTATAGCATTTACTGCCAACTTTCAGGAATCACGATTTTTTTCAGCGTCTCATCATGGAGCCGGAACACTTTCCTCATACTCATGTTCAGTGTTGTGGCGATCTGCTCCCATTTCACCATCCGCAGGTACCGCTCTTCCAAAATGATCTGGCATTCCGGATCTTCCACCTGCTTGATGCACCGGCGGATCACCTGTTTCAGGTTCAGAAGTTCATTGGCATCCTCCTGGATCTCCCTCTGCAGATCCAGAATCTTCACAATGATATCCTCTGTTTTATGAATATTCCGGTTCGGGCTGCCAGGCATGTCACTCATAGTCGAAGTTGCCTTTATCGCCAGTTCATTTAAAGACGCCACCTGTTCCAGCTTGCTGTTGATCCGCTCGTCAACATAATATGCCTTCATCAAAAAATCCTTTACCGCTGTCTGCTGCTTATCCATAAGCCACCTCCGATTGAAATCTGTAAATAGTTCCCCTCGGATTGCCTCCTGTGATTGCCTCTGTTTGTCAGATATTTTCCTGAAGTTTACGGATTAGGAATTCCCCATCCACATTTGTTAGGCGCTGATACCAGCCGGAACGGAAAAAGCGCTCAATCCGCAAAGCCTCATCTATAGCATCCTTGTTTTTGGGATGCGCTTTTATTTTCTTCAGCGCTGCCCTGTAATCCTCTGCCGCCTGCGCGATGACCGCGTTCGCAAGGTTCTCATAAGGATCCCCTGTCTGTTTATTGACGATCGCCATGTCCCATCACCTCCGCTTTCACGGCATCGATCAACGCCTTTTGTGTGTGGTCTTTTGTTTCCAGCGCGCGCATGATCTGTTCATCAATAGTTTTCGCCGCAAGGATATGGATCACGGACACCGTCTCCTTCTGTCCCTGCCGCCAAAGCCTCGCCACTGTCTGCTGGTACAGTTCCAGGCTCCATGTAAGCCCGAACCACACCAGGATATTCCCGCCGCTCTGAAGGTTCAGGCCGTGTCCGGCGGATGCCGGATGGATCAGCCCCACAGGGACTTCCCCTTCATTCCACCGCCGGATATTCCGCTCCTGATCCAGTCTGGCGAAGCCGATCTTAAGTCCGGAAAGCCTGTCCTGGATCCGTTCCAGGTCATGCTGGTACCAATAGGCCGCAAGGACCGGCTTCCCGTTCGCCGCCTCAATGATGTCCTCCAAAGCATCCAGCTTCCGGTCATGGATCGTTTCATAAGCGCCGTCATCAGAATACACCGCCCCGTTTGCCATCTGGGACAGCTTCCCGGACAGCGCTGCGGCGTTCGCGGCTGTCACTTCCCCTTCCGGCAGCTGTAAAAGAAGGTCCCGTTTCATCCGCTCATATTTTTCAAGTTCCTGTCCTTCCAGACGTACCATATATCTGGAATTCACCAGTTCCGGCATCTTCAAATGATCAGCTGATTTCATGGAGATTGTGATATCAGAGATTCTGTCATAGATCGCTTCTTCCGCCCCCGGAAGGAGTTTATAGCTGTATACGACATGCCCGTTCGTCTTATCCGGCATGAAATACCGGCTCCGGTACTGCCCGATAAACCTTCCCAGCCTCTGCCCCATATCCAGAAGCTTATATTCCGCGAACAGGTCCATCAGTCCATTGGAAGAAGGCGTCCCGGTCAGGCCAACAATCCGTTTCACCTTCGGCCGCACCTTCATCAGCGCTTTGAACCGCTTCGCCTGCCAGTTCTTAAAAGACGACAGTTCATCCACAACTACCATGTCATAATCAAACGGCAGCCCGCTCTTTTCCACCAGCCACTGGACATTTTCCCTGTTGATCAGGTAAAGATCCGCCTGTGCTTCCAATGCCGCCGTCCGTTCTGTCTCTGTTCCCACTGCCACGCTGTAGCGGAGATCCGATATATGGTCCCATTTTTCGATCTCATCCGGCCAGCTCATTGTTGCCACCCGGATCGGCGCGATCACAAGCACCTTGCGGATTTCAAAACGGTCAAACATCAGATCATGGATCGCCGTCAGCGTGATGGATGTCTTCCCAAGCCCGCATTCCAGAAATACCGCCGCCGTCTCATGCTCCTTGATATATTCCGATGCGTAAACCTGGTAATCATGCGGTTCGTATTTCATCAATGATCCCTCCAATCTGCCCTGGGTCATCCAGCACATACACCCGGTACCCCAAAGACCGAAGCAGCTCATGCCTGGACTCCTGCAATGGCCTTGCTTTCTTCCCCGGAGCCTTTACTTCCACAAAGCCCATCCTCCCGCCCGGTAAAAGGACGATCCTGTCCGGCAGACCATCAAATCCGGGCGCCGTCCATTTCGGGCAGATCCCGCCTGCTGCCCTCACCGCTTTTACCAGCTTCTGCTCCACTGTTTTCTCTCTCATGCTTCCTCCTCTCCCGAAACAACTGAACCAAAAATTCCTTACGCGCGTATATACATGCGCTTCACACGTCTGCTTTCTATCAAAAACACTATTTATTTGTTCTATAAAGAAAAAGTTGTTTCGTTGTTCCATGTCTGCTCCAAACCCCGCATGTTTCCATGCTTTTTCACTGAACAACCCGTTAGGAACGGAACAAGAAGCTGTTCTGTTCCGACAGGTTGTTCACTAAAATCATTCATCTCTTTTGTAGATTCTCTGTCTTCCATAGATGGGAAGAATCTTTGCCTTCCCGGTTTTGCTCCAACCAGCGATTCTCTCCATGATGGCGGAAATAGCGTAGCTGTCCGATGGCTTCATATCTTCTTTCGCCTTTCCAAAGCATTCGCACCAGATTTCCATGTTGGAGACCTCCATCCGGCGGATGCTTCCGTCCGGCCTCATCGGGTCATCCGCGTCCCGGACATAATCACGCCGCTTATAGACATCCATCGAATCCCAGTTGCCGGGCAGAAGCATATCCAGGTATTCCTGCACCAACCCTTCCCGGTCATCCCGTTCCATCGCCGCCCGCTGCTCTTCTTTGGCATAGTCCTCCAGTTCCGGCGGAAGATACAGCTTCTCCCCGGCTTTGGCATATACCATGACCTCCGCCCAGACCTGCTTCACCGTATCCTCATCCATATCCCAGGGCTTGTACTTCCCGTTTCCCGGTACCTTCACATTCCAGTAACGCCTGTTGCCGGTAATGTCCCTGAGGTACCCATTCTGGCTGTTGGTGGTGCCGAAAAATACGCACTGTCTCGGGTGGGGCGTTACCCTTCTCCCGAAGCTGGCCCGGTACTTGTCATCCTGCCTGGAAATAAAGGCTTTCACCTTATCCAAGTCTGCTTTCCTCATCCCGGCAAGCTCACCGATCTCCATGATCCAGTAGCCCTGCAGCTTCTCCGCCGCCGTCTTGTCATTCATATCCGACAGGTTCAGGCTGTCCGAATACCACTCGCCGCCAAGCTTCGCGATCAGCGTGCTCTTCCCGATCCCCTGGTCCCCGTTTAAGACGATCATGCTGTCAAACTTGATCCCCGGATGGTACACCCGGGCATACGCCGCGCACAGCTCCTTCCTTGTAACTGCACGTACATACGGAGTGTCCTCCGCCCCAAGATAATCGATCAGCAGCGTATCCGCACGCTCCATCCCGTCCCAAGCAGGAAGCGTCTCAAAAAACTCCCGGATCGGATGGTAGGACCGGTCGTCCACGGCCTTCGTGACAGCGATATCATAATTCCTGGCAGAAAACGTCCCGTATGCCGCATCCACATAGCAGATCAGCTGGGCGTCATCCGCGTCCCGCCAGAACTTGGCCGGATGCGGCCAGGGAACCTTTCCCCGGATCTCCATGCCGTCCGCCAGCTGGTTGAACACAATCCCTTTCAGGTTCTCATCATTCTCCAGGATCAGCATGAGATTATGCAGGTTATTCTTAAGTTCCATGCTCTTCTTTTCATACTGCAGCTGCTTCTTCCAGGCATCCGGATCCGCTTCATCAAAATCCTCCGCTGCCGCCTGCCGCTTTTCCTCAAAGATACGGAGTTTCACCTTCTCATCCGCCGCGGCGAATTCGGCCATGGCGTTATAGGACTTTTTCGGGTCATCATCCGGGAACTTATGCACCCTCACCGCGTCAAAAGCGTTCAGCAGCTGCCCGCAGGCCGGATCCGTCGCGTGGAAGCTGTAGGCAAACTTCTCGTCAATAATGATGACTCCGGCGGAACTGTCTGCCGGAATATAGTCATACCTTCCTTCCATCGCCGACGGCGCGTAAACATCCGGCAGGAACTTTTCGATCGCCTCCCGGATCGGGTAAGTACGGCAGAAAGCCCCCACCGCGCCGGTCTTTGTCAGCGGATCCGCCTGCTGTTTTGCGGCCTTTTTCACCGCTTCCGATTCCCTGGACGATACCGGCCATGTGGAAACGTCCCGCCAGTCATCGTACATCCCCAGATAAGCGTCCGGATCCAGGATGTCGCCGTCCATGACCTGATAGACATACTCCCCGTTGCGTGACGTGGAAGGCCAGTACATCAGCCGGTGCGGCTGGTACGTGGTATCATCAAACAAATCCATCCCGATCTCCTGCGCCACCTTGCGGGCAAGGGCAGGGTATTCCTCCTCGGACACATCCCGTTTCAGCGGGAAGATCAGCCGCAGACGGGGCGCCTCCGGCGTATGCTTATGTGTCGAGTAGACACACAGTTCATGGGAATTGAACAGAGAAAGCTCATCCAAGATGTCCGGCGTCCCGTGGTCCATGTCCAACGTCAGCATGGACCGGCACAGAACCGTCCCGGTCTTTCTCCTGCCGCCCCGCAGGTGTCCGCCCACAAAGCCGCCCACATCCTTGACGGCGTCCTGCTGGGGCTTTGTCATTTTCCTGTATTCCTCCACTGTTTCCGTAGTGGTCTGCGTGGTGCTCACCCTCCTGCAGAAATCGTCCCAGGAGATCTCATTGTTCTTCCATCTTTTCTCCATACGGGAATTCCCATACGCGATCTTCATCCTGCCATCCCCTCCTTCTCCCGCAGGTCATCGGTAAAATACCGGATCTTCTTGCGCAGCTTCCTGGCCTTTTCGATCTCATCGGCCATGCCTTCGGAGACCGTATCCCCGAACACCCAGACTTCTTCGCATTTCCCCATGAACACAATGCCCATCTTCAGCCCCAGCCACCGTTCCGTTTCCTCATGCAGGTACTGCGGGCAGAGCAGGTGCGGGGCGATCGGGATGCAGTGCCTTTCCACCGCGAACCGGGAAAACGCCCTCGCCCGGAACGTGTTCTTCTCCACATCTCCCGCGTAAGGCGAACAGATATAGACCAACGGGCGGTACGCGGCCGCCGCCCTGGCCGCCCGCTCTTCCGCCTCGATCCTGGTCAGCGCTTCATATACCACGGGATCATAATATCCCTCGCTGTTATACTTGCTGATCCCCATGCTCAGTTCCCCCTTTCGATCGCCGGAAGGACTTCCGATGTCACCCATCTCTTGAAGCGTTTGGCAAACGGAAGTTTGCTGGACAGGATCAGGCTGTAAAGGCCGGATTCGTTGATAAGCACCGGCGTCTGCTCCCTTCCGATGGAGTCGCGGATCGCTACCCCATCCATTCTGTCCTCTTCATCCACATGCTTCGCCAGAGCGTCCCTGGTATTGGCGTAACCAAGGATCTCTGCCACATCCTTCCCGACAAAATACGGCTCGCCATTGACTGTGATACTGCGGACCGAGCCGAACTCCGCGTTGCTGAATACCTGTAACTCACTCATGAATTACCCTCCTTAGATAGATATGAGATTTTTGAAGGGCCTGTCCCCTTCAAGTCACAGGCAAGAAAAAGGAGAGAATTTTTACCCTCTCCCGAAAATCTTTTCAATCTTTTTTATAAAACTCGGTTTCGTAGCCATCGGCTCTTAAAGCCAGCCCCTCCGCCCAGGGCGGCGTCCTTCCCATCTGTTCACAGATCGCGTCCAGGGAAGCATCCTTCCGGCACTCAATGATCAACTCATCATGCACATGGGCGCAGATCCGGCAGTGTGACAGTGTCCGCATAGCGTAGCAGAGGATATCCCTGGATATGGCCTGCACAATGTTCTCCACAAACTTCGGACCGTAACTCTCGATCCGCTCCCACTTCTTTGTTCCTCCCACGCCTTCATAAGTCACAGTTTCACCGCCGAAACGGTTCTCACCGATCCTCGGCTTCACATAGGCAAGCCTTCTCCCGGAAGGCAGGGTAATAAACAGCATCCCGCTGCGGCACTCAAAACGGATTCCCCGCAAGACAGACGGCTCCCGCTGCTTCACTGCCTTCTTTACCGCCCGGTCCACATCCCACCAGAACCGGACGATATTGGGATTCGCAGTCCGCCAGGAATCCACCAGCGGCTGAAGTTCCTCTTCTGTCAGTCCCATCTCAATGGCTCCCATGGATTTCAACGCACCTGTGCTTCCGCCGTAACCGCAGTTGTGGACAAGGTGTCCCGATACGGTAAAACGGTGACGCGGCCCGGCATTTCGTAAATCATAAAGTCGAGCCGTGCGCTGATGATGCGCCAGTTTTTTCTCCTCTCCATCACAGCTTGTCTTGCATCCGCAATGATGTCTTCCCGTGTCATCCCTTTGGACAATTTTCGGATCACAACGCTGCGGGAATACGGCCAGTACTTCTGGCTGAACTCGCTCAGCACAGTATTCCTCCGATTGGCCTGATTCTCCGCTCTGGACACAAACCGGATGTTTCCCGTCCTGTAATCCCCATTCGTATCGATCCGGTCGATTTCCGCTGATCTGTCCGGGATTCCAAACTCCCGGATCAGGTACAACCCCGCTTCGAGAACACTGGGGAATTTGAACTGGATCCCCCGGCCGCCGTAATTCCGATATTCCGGATCGTCTGGATTTTCGCACCTCTGCTTTGCCGCGGTGAGTCTTTTGCTCAGCCATTGGGGAATCTGCCTTGGTTGGGAACATGCCTGACATCCTTTGGATCTCCCGGAAGTCAGGCTGTTCAAATTCTGCCATTGGACCGAATTGCAGCCTGTACAGCGGGTCAGAACATAACAGTGATTCATCTTTTTGTTCCATCGTTTTTCCGGGCTGATGATGACTACCCAGCCGTACTGCCTGCCCACGATCTCCGGTTTGAACGAGATGTGCGCCGCTGGCGGCGGCGAATCCAAACGGTATCGGCTCCGGTTGCCCTTTTGCCCATACGAGGTGATCTGCTGTTGCGGTGAGTCCTTCATAAGTGATAACCTTCCTTTCTCCCCGGTATACAGGGCCGTCATGCGGAACCCATTCTTCCCCGTCCCAGACTTTCATATCCTTGGTCACTTCCTGAATGGGTACTTCCCCCTGATCGGTAAGTACCAGCTGCCCTTCAGCAATACAGGCAAGTTCCGCAACTTTCCCTTTCTGCCGCAAGTGGCCGTTGACACCATGCTTTTCCACTGGCACACCGAACATTTTACTGGCTGATTGGCAATAGATATCGCCGCCCTGGCTGAACAATTCCAGGCGCCAGGTCTCCCCGGCCAGCCACGCCAAAACCCTGGCCTCGATGGATGAAAAGTCCGCCACACAAAACTTATTTCCATCTCCGGCAACAAATGCGGTCCGAATCAATTCCGACAATACGTTCGGCACAGAATCATACAGCATGGACAGGGCTTCATAATCCCCATTTTTGACAAGTCCTCTCACCTGTTCCAGATCCTCCATATGGTTCTGCGGAAGGTTCTGCAGCTGGATGATCCTCCCGGCCCATCTGCCGCTCCGGTTAGCCCCGTAAAACTGAAACATTCCCCTCGCCCTGCCGTCCCTGCAGACAGCGTTCCGCATGGCCTGATACTTCTTTACGGAAGACTTTGCCAGCTGCAGACGGAGCTTCAATGCTTCCGCCACTTCTTCATCCATATCTCTATCCGCAATCATCCTCGCCGCATCCTTCTTCCCCAGTGTTTCCGTCTCCACGCCCCGGCTGGACAGCCACTGCTTCATCTGCGCCACGCTGTTGGGATTTTCCAGCCCGGTGATCTCTTTCATAGAGTCTGACAGCTTATCCTTAGAAATCCCATCCAGCAGGATCGCGTTCTCCACCAAATCCATATCCAGCAGAATCCCCCGGTCATTGATCTCCTGGTCCAGCCAGAACTCTTCCCAGACAAAATCCGGCACCGGAAAATTCCGCAGTTTCTCCTGGATGGACATTTCTACTTCTACATCCCTCTGGTTATAGGACTTGAAACACTTCCATTTCTCCCTGTCATGTTCCGGGAGGTTCCTGGTCCTTCCCCCATTGGCCTTCGTTGCTTTGCACGGCACGCAGAAATACCGGATCAGGTCTTTCCCTTCTTTCAGCTTCTGCTCTTCCAATCCCAGCACTGCTCCGGCGCCGGCAAGGGATAGGGGCAGCCCCATATAGGCGGACCAGACCATGGAACATTTCCATCCCCGCGGATCCAGATAATCGCCAACCGTATCTCCCGGCACACTGTAAGAGGAAAAGTATTCCGGATGGTTCCTTCTCAGCCATTCCGACAGGCAGACACGTTCAAAATTGCTGTTGAACGCCCATTTCGTCACGCTTTCATCGGACAGGGCGGCCAGCACTTCCTCCGGCAGCGTCTCCCCGGACGCCAGGTCAGCCACCCGGACTGCGCCGCCATCCACCGCGTAGCCAAAAAGCAGGATGTCAAAATTCGGATGCTGCACATATTTGTACACACCGCATTTACCCAGGTCATTTCCGGAATATGTTTCAATATCAATACTGATCGTCTCCATCTTTCCTCCAATCTGGAAGAAGGCGCCGGCCATTTCTGACCGGCACCCGTCTTCCCAAATATGATCATCCTGTTCTTAGGAAAGGAAATCTTCCTCATCCGCTTCCGCGAAATCATCCTCCGCCCTGCTCTTGCCGCCAAGGGGTTCGCCGTCCCGGATCTTCTGCAGGTTGTTCAGGCCGCAGGCAATCCCTTTGTTCCCGTTGCTGTTGAAAGCGTAGAAATTGATGCTCGCCCTGCCGTACACCCCGGAATACACCTCGGAACGCTCCAGGATCGGGTTCCTGTCCGCATCCACGATTCCCGGCGCTGTGCCGCTGTTGGCGTTCACGAAATAAGAATTGGCGTAGGCCTCGTCATCCGGCCTTTCCGCGTCGCCGTCACGCAGAGGCGTCTTCAGCGCGGAAAGCGCCGGTATGGACCTGCCGTTTCCTTTCAGCTTGCTCTGCCCTTCCTCGTAGGCTGCCTGAATCGCCGCCCGGATCTTTTCCAGCGTTTTCGTGTCAGACTTCGGGATGATCAGCGACACGGAATATTTCGGCGCGCCTCCATTGATGGATTTCGGTTCCCATGCGTTGACATAGCTCCATCTGGTGTTGATTCCGGTAATTACTTTTGTTGGGTTATTGAACTTAGACATACTGTTTTTCCTCCTTAATTTTCACTGAAATCTTCATATGCTGTATTGAGCGCCGGCCTCTTATCGGAATCCGGCACCAGCGCTGGCTTGCCCTGCGGCTTTACGATAAACGGGCCAAGCACTTCCTCAAACTTCTTTTTCCCCATAAGGGCGGTCATGGCGGTAATGCCGAGAAGTTTTTTCTCGTAAGGATCATATCCCGCGGATTCCGCCGCTGAAATAACTGCGGCCTCATCACTGTATTTCCGGTTCGACCTGCCTTCCACGACTTTGAACCCTTCATAACGCGTTCCGGACAGGGCCTGCTGCAGGGCGTATTCCTTGATATCCGCCGCCCAGGATACCAGTTCATCGATCTTCGGAAGGATTGCCGCGATCTCGGTCTCTTCCAAAATGGCGGGCATCTCAAAGTCATACCTCGCAAGTTCCAGGTTATATTCCGCCCTCTTGCGGCACGCTGCTTTCACTTTGCAGAACCGGCAGTGTTCCCCTGCCTTGAACTCTCCCTTGCCCTCATAGGCCAGAGCCGCCGTTGGCTTTAAGACCTCCTCCGCCCAGGTGAGCAACTCTTCTTTTGTCATGACGCAGGTGCTGACATTCTCACGCCGGGGCTGGAAGATGGTCATACGGACCTCTTGGATGTCATACAGGCCGTCAAACAATTCCAGGGCGCCCAATGCATAGCACATCATCTGCGGGTTCTTCTCCGCGGATACGAGTACGCCCACCCCATGTTTATAGTCAATGACCTGCAGCGTCTCATCCGCCACGATCACACAGTCGCCGGTACCGAAACCGTCCTCCACCCATCGGGAAAAATCCAGTCTCTGCTCGATCAGCACCTGCGGATCCGGGCAATGCTTCTTTGCCGCCTCGATCTGCTCATTGACATAAGAACAATAGCTTTCTGCGCAGTCCCGCATCTCCTGGTCGTAATACGTAAGGTTTTCGGTCGGATCCGTCACATCCTTGCCCAGTGACTTTTCCACCAGATAAGCGCAGAGTTCATGGCAGTCGGTACCCTGCTGCGCGTAAGGGCTGGATCTGTCTTCCTGCTCTGCGCACAGTTTTGCCGAAGGCGGGCATTCCAGCCATCTGTGGCTGGATGATGCCGATAAAAATGCGTGCTTTCCCATTATCCCAGCACCTCCGCTTCCGCCATCACCGCCGCGTATTCCCCTTTATCCAGCGCGGACAGCTTGTCCGCCCCGTGCGCTTCAAGGATCTTCCTGATCTCCGCGGTATGCCCTGCCCTGGACTTCTCCGCCAGGAATGCCCTTACCTCAGTAAAGGTATATTCCTTTGCCGACTCTGTGGGAGCTTCTGTCTTCTTCTTCCCTGTCTCAGAAAAAATCTCTGCCAGTTCATCGGCAATGTTCACCAGGCTTTCCCCGCACTTCTTCAATTCCTGAACCAGCAGGTTCAGTTCATTCATCTTTGACATGTTTTTGCTCCTCCTTCCTCAACTTCACGGATGTCTACAGATTCCACCGTCTGCCCCGGCGACAGGAGATATACCTGCGTAAACTCCCCGAACAGGAACTTGAGCAGCCTTGCCGGGAGCTTCACGTCCGCGCCCTTCAGCACGTTTTCCCTGCGCCCGCCGGAATCCGAGACGTTAATGACAATCCTATGTTTGACCGCCATTCTTTCCTCACCTCTCTTTCTGCAGGAAGCTGTCTTCCTTACATGTCACAGGCAAGAAAAAAGGGAGAGATTTTACCCTCTCCCGAAAAAACTTTAAAAATATTTCTTAATGCATTCGATCGCCTTATCATAATGGACCTTGGCCACCTTCACACTCACTCCCATGATCTTCGCCGCCTCTGTCCTGGAGTATCCTTCCAGGCCGATCAGCTGGTAAGCCTGTCTCTGCCGATCCGTCATTTTAGTTGCCGCAATCTTGCGAAGCTTCAGCACCTCATCCGGCACATCCTCATCAAATGGATCATAACTGGCCCCGGCAAGCACGCTGCTCTTGTCCAGTTCCCCGTCATCCGTATCTCCGGCTATGTAATCCAGGGAAAGGTTCCAGTTCATATCAAACTTCTCTCCCGGATGCGCTTCTTCCCATTCCTTCTTCTCTGCCTTCTGCTCCGGCGCCAGTTTGGGATGCCCGTTTTTGACGTTATTAGCCACCTCGTTATCATCCATCCGGTGCAGATCCCGGATCCACACTTCAGTCACGCCGCCCTCGCCCGGTCTGACCACGTTATAAGATCTCCTGTAACCGCCTCGCCCGTCCGGAACATCCACCGGATACCTGTAAACACCTCTCTGATCCTGTCTCGTTTTTTTGACTCTCATAATTGCCTCCGTTCTGGCCTGGAGGCAGCGAGAGCAGGGTACCCGGTATGGACTTATGACCAAAGTACCCGAAACCAACAAAAATGCGCAGGAAAACAAGGGTACTTACACCCGTGTTCCGTCAGTTGTCTGTCTCACAACTGCTTTCCACGGTATGTCGTATCCTGCCTCACTGCGCACATGCGGCCGATATGATTTTTTTCTGAGTATTTTGAGATACTCATCAGAACCGGAATCCAGAGATACCGGTTTTGATCAATACCTCAATTTTTGTTATCAGCCGGATTTTCAAGACTTTTCCGGCATGTCTATTTACTTATTCTCTTTTTAAAAATGAAATTGTCCCGTTTTTGTAAATCGCATAAAAAAAGAGCCTGACAAAATACAGATGTCTTTTCACATCTATACTTCGTCAGGCTCTGGTCGCTATGATTGCTCATACGCCGATTCGCTCAGTACGAACCTTTTTTCTGTGGAAGCTGACCGCAATGACCGATTTGCAGATAGGACATTTAATTTTAATTATGCCCTCTACTGCCTCCGGGTCCGCGTCAAACAGCCTTTTATTTTTACAACATGGACAAGCCACATGCACTTCCTGCATTTCTTTTCGCCTCCCGCAAGAGGCCAGCCAAAAGGGAATGTCAAACTGACCGTTGGTGATTTTTTTATTTTCCTCTGCACTGTTTGCCGTGACTTAAATCCTATGGTAGCGATAAATATAGTATATCGAACATACGTTCTGATGTCAACTAATTTTGCTTACACAAGAAAACCCTGGCGAAGTTTTTATTCTGTTGAAATTTACGTCGAACTTTTATACCAATTTCTTTTATTCCGCAGGTAATGTTCCAGACTGTCATTCGCAGTTACATCCGATCCGCAGAAGTTGTCTCTCTCACTTGTCGGTGTTTTTCTGAATAACATCTTTTGCCTCCGTTTCTGGCCTGGAGACAGTGAGACAAGACACCGACAGGCTTATCCCCCGACATACCCATGATGCAAAAAGAACACAGTAAACTATGGGTACATCCATATCGCTTTTCGCTGCTACCGTGCCGGCAACTGTCTGGAATGCAATATGTTCGTATCCTGTCCACTGCGCATCATGGGCCGATATGAAATTTGTAAATAGCTATTTGGATATCCGCAGATACCCATCAGAACCTTCATCTGCGGATGAGGACTCTGATCTGTATCCACCGTTCTACTAGTATAGGTATGAGATATCCGTGTTTTCCGATTTTTCCATGTTCTTATTGCTATATAAGGTTAGCCGATTTATAATAAATACTGTTATATGTTTAAACTATGATTTTTGAATGGAGTATAAAGTTTTATGAATAAAACTATATTCTCTCAAAGACTGCAGGAGTGCCGCCGACGCAAATATTCAAGTCAACAGGCCTTTGCCGATGCCTATATGGAACGCTTCGGAATGATCCGTCAGGGAAAGAAGAAGATTGACAATAATATGTTTGGAACAATTCAGTCATGGGAACAAGGCAAGTCCACTCCGACTGCAGATGTACTTGCAAACATCTGTAAACTACTTGATTGCGATGCCGATTATCTTCTTGGCCGCATCGGACAGCGGACTCATGACATAACTGACGCTCACCGTTATACAGGCCTATCTACCGCAGCTTTGGAGCAACTACATGAATACCGGATGGATCTCTCAACAGAACCTAATTGGGAAGAAATCCGTAAACTTGAAGAGAACTGGTCTTCTCACAAATATTACCGAGCTTATGCCCTCTACCTTATTGATGAACTTCTCACTGGCAGTAAAACTCACAAGCTCTCCATCGGTATCCTCGACAGGCTGTTCCAAATGATCTATGAGGAAGGCATTGGCGTTAACAAAGAAGACTATGAAAACGATAACGAATATGAGGATGAAAAGACCGATAACAGGGAATTATGGGCCGTCCAGACCCGTGAACAGATTGATATCATTACTTATCTGATCACAAACAATATCCGCGATATCCTCTATGAAAACACCGTCGATGAAAAGCTTCCGGATGCCCTTAGAATTGACACATCCAAAAGCACTTGCTTTTTCTCCGTTTACGACTAACAACATGAGGGGGACAGGCAGGCCGATCAGTTAAGATCTGTCTCTGCCTGTCTTTTGATGGTCTATTTCTTCTTTCTTGTCTTTGCCTGAGACAAAGCACTTCCGGCAACCGACTTTACATTTTTGCCGTAGCGACCATCTTTCAGAATCTTGCCTGCCTTACTTGCGACCGACTTTGAAGTCTGGCGTTTGTTCATGCCATTCTACCTCCTTTCCTTAATTCTGGCTCTATTCTAAAACAGAGTCCCCCGTGTTGTATTTTCTGAGATGTTGGTAGATGTTGGATAATGTTGGATGGACCAACATCAAAAAAGGCATAAAAAAAGAGCCTGGGGATTGCTCCTCAGACTCTCTCTCTAAAATCGGACACACTCTTTTATTTTACACCTTTCAATAAGCCATATCTGCTACCGTCTTCCTCTTGTGTGAAATGAATCATATTAACGCCAGTGTAATCAATCTTCGGAAGTTCATTCTCAATTACGATAGTCTGGTGTCCGCTCTGATGACTAACCAGATACTTAAACAATGATGCCTGCATCCCATCTGATGCCTTAACTGATACACGCTCTTTCAAGGTTAGTATTGGCGAATCCAACACTATAATATCAGATTTGTATTTACCATACTGTTCCAGATAATTCTGCAATGATAATATCATGATAACATTTACAAATGCACGATACCCTTCACCGAATGTCTTCTTCGGATGACCATTCACACTGACATCAAAAGCACTCTTGGAGAAAACAGATATATCAAACTTATCATAGTGACATTCCCTGAACAGATTATCGATGATTTTATCCCATCTCTCCATAATCTCATCCGTATAATGTGCATCGACATCAAACTTTAATTCCAGACCATCTTCCGCCTCATACTTTTTGAGTTCTTTTTTCATCTCCTGTTCCATATCGGAAAGAACCTGCTCTTCCTTGGAATACTCAACCGCCAGCTTATATTCAAGCAGATGATCCTGAAGCTCTGATATCCGTGGACGCATCTGCGATTTGATTTTCTGATCAAGAGTATCCTTTTCCGCCACTGCTTCTTCCCTGTGTTTTTCAAGGCTCTTAATAGCTGAATCTATTTCATCTTGAGCATCCTGAAGATCACTGATTTTCGGAACCAGCTTTTCTACCTCGGCTTTTGCAGGTTCTACATATGATTTTCTCTTCGCCTCATCAACACTGTTACCACAATATGGACAGTTTACCGGCTTCTTTATCTTTTCACCCTCAATGTCGCCTTCAGCAATAAAGGTTAATCTCCGAATGTCGGATCTGTACTGACTCCGAAGCGCCTTATATCTGTTCTTAAGAGCCTTACTCTCCGCCAGCTGCTCATCAATATCTATGATTTCATTTGCCAGTTCCCGGCTTTTTATAATAGCCGCGTTCATTTGCTTTTCGGCTGAATCAATTTCCTTAAGAACATCTCCAATCTTTTTCTGAAGCTCATCCATCGTAAGACCTTTATAACCATCTTTCAACGTCTGCTTTCTCGTAACAAGCGTAGAAATTCTGGTATTAATAAATGTCTCTACTGCTTTTCGTCGTTCCTTAGCCTTCGCCTTCTCTTTTGGATTCTGATCTTTCAGAAAATTATCTCCCAGCATCAGAAACAAAATCGCAGCTTTTGTTTTAGGCCATTTAGAATACTGTGACGGCATCAGAATACTTTCTGTCTTAGAGATTGTATCCTCGTCAACAAGAAACATGTGCCACAACGATGAGAAGTTTAATCTTTCTGATGTGAAATCATTCTTTTTTATGATTTGTGTAGGCTCATCAATACCCATAAGCGAAAGCCACAAATCTCCGATTCTTTTCTTTCCAGAGGACAGGGTATAATCACCGTTTTCGATGCCGTCAATATTTCCAGAAACATTTATTTTTTCTTCATCAAGCCGTCTAACCAATGTCAAAGGCTTGCCATCAACATCAAGAATCATATGTATAGTATTAAATCCGAAAGTATCATCAATTTCGGAATCCTTCTTTCCGTACATAAACTTAATGCATTTGGTTATATAACTCTTTCCAGTTTCTGACGGTCCATAAATAATATTCAGTCCCGGAGTCAGATCAACTCCTGAGGTCTCAACACCGTTTCCCGTCAGGAATATTTTCTTTATGTAGTACATACCTTTATCCTCCGTGCTGACTCTATTGCTTTTTTATCTATTTCGGAACGGATTTCCTTTTCCGAATAATTAAAATACTTCGCGAATGCTTTCCTTGCAACACCCCGATATTCTATGGAATATGCACTCTTCATAGCATTTGTGTACTGTAATCCAGCCGCAGATATCTTATAGCTGAAGCCATCTTTAGTAACAACCGTTACCAACCCATCAACGACCAACTGCTTCAAAGCTATCCAGCAAAGCTCCTGTCTGCTGGCAAATTCTCCATACTTGAACTTGTTATCACCGTGCAGATTTTCTTCACCAACACCAAAATCTGCACTGTAAATTGTGATAAAATCATAGTCCACAATTTCTTCCCTGGACAGCGCTCTCTTCGTCTGTGATAACAGTAGGAGGACTCGAAGCTGCATTTCAAAATCCGAATTAAATATTTTCATCGTCCACCCACCTTATTTGTTTATCATTCACAAGCATATGACATATCCCCTGCTTCTCGCCAGGCCCCATCCAGTTTAAAAGCATATCATCAATCGCCTTTGAAAATGGTGTGCCCCCTGCTCTTTCAATCACGGCACAAAGCCTCTTGTATCCGTTGTCATACGGGCTGTCACATGTTTGAATTATATAGTCAAAGACTTCACCTTTTGCCTTATCAAAGCACTCTGCTTCTTTCAGCTTCAGCATATCTTTCGATGCTTCAAGGATTGTTTCCGCCATATAGTAAAATCGCCGCTGCCGATCAAAATCCCTTGAAAACCGTGCATATCCTGGCGCCGATAAGTCCTCACGAACCATCTCCTTAACCTTTGCAGCATCAGCATATGCAGACAGAAGCTCTGTTGCATAGGTCAATTCATGTTCAGCCAGTTCTTTCGGTGGTGTCATAGGATCCGGCTTCTTGTACCGCTGTTTCATTAAGTTTTCAAATTCCTCAATATCAGCGGTCTCCGCCAGCGGCTTTGTTTTTTTCTTTTTAACCGGTCTTAAGAACAGGCCATTTTCATTCTTGATAGCCAGAAGAAAACTTACTGATAAAAACCCAGCGGTCTTACCATCATAATATAATTTTTCAAGTTTCTTCCTCGTTGTCTTCTGGATGTTTTTATCATCTTTGATCAGTTCCATGATTCCATCAAGAACATCCTGTTCCTTATCCGAATAGATTTCAGGAACAACATTATCCTCAAAATACTGCTTAATACCCCTGACAACTGCGGAATTATCTGCTCCATCCCGTATTCCCTGCGGAATACTCTGAGCGCCATGATACCAGTCCCTAGCTTCTGTTCTGGATATCTTATATGGCTTGCCCCATCTATTTTTTACAGAAGGATATGTGACGATAGAATTCAACAAAAGAACTGCCATAGGATGCATACCATTCCTACGAAGTCCAATCTCCATCTTATGAACATATGATGAATAATTCAAAATACCCAT